AGATTTTCTCGAAGACCTGAACAAACCCGATCGCGAACAGACTGAGCTTGTCGGTTACGACTTGGAGCGCATTGTTTATCCGCGCCGCATCGATCGACTGCACGAAGCCACGCACAGCGTCCGCCGCCGATTTGATCGCAGGCGTGAAGTAGTCGAGTAGGCGAAGCCCGAGACCTTGAACGGACATGCCGAGCAGCGTCAGCTTCTCATGCAGTTGCGCATACGATACCGCCTGCGCACCGCTCATCTCCGCACCCGTCGCCTTCACTTGCGCCTCAAGCTCCTTGAACCCTTCGGCACCCTTGAGCAGCGTCGGGAGCAATTGCAGAACGCCGCGCCCGCCCACCTCCATCAGCGCATTGCTCAGGTTTATGCTCGGATTGAATTTCGAAACGGCATCGGCGAGCTTGAGGAAATATTGATCGGCGGGCAGACCAATCAAATCTCTCGCCTGTAGTCCGAGCACGCGCAATGCCTCGGTCTGCGGGCTGAATGCGTCACGGGTCGACCGCTGAATGCCAAGCGTCATTCGCTCGAATGACGATACCAGCCCATCGACCGAAGTTCCGGTCAGTTTCGCCACACCGCTCAGCGAGCCGACCTGTTCGGCGGATGCGCCGAGCAGCGCCATGGTGCGTTCGGTGTGCAATCCGAGTTCGGCCATGCGGTCGATAAACTCGACAAGCTTCTCAACCGAGAACGCAATACCGATCGCTTCGGCGAGATGCTTGGCCGACTCGGTGATGCCTTCGGTCGACTCCTTGATGGTTTCAAGGGCGTGTTTGGCGGTTTCGACGCCTTCAAGAAGCTTGTCGACCTTCGCGCCAATTTCAACGGTGACGTCAACCATGGCCCATTCCGTCCAGTCGTCCGCCGGTCTGCGCCATCAGGCGCGCGAATTCCTCGCGGGTCAAATGCTTGGATGTGTCGGTGGCGATGTCTTCCGGTTTGAACCCGCAGAACGCAGCGACGAAGGCGCGCATCGGCGGGTATTTCTCCCAATGCCGGAATATCCGCATCGTGTCCATGAACGCCATGGCCCTGATCTGGTCAGGAGTGTAGCCGCATTCCGTGGCGAGCCGGCCGTAGACGTTATCCCAGAATGCCGCGTTTACTCGGCGGCGGTCCGGGGCACTACCGCCAGCGCGGGAGGGTTTGCGGCCGAAGTCTGAACCCCCGTCGCTTCCATGATGGCCTTGATCGCGGCGCCCATCTCGTCGGACGAGAGGCGGAATTTCAGCTTGCCGTCCTCTGTGCGGGGAATGGTCGGCGTTGCGTCCTCCAGCATGATCGGAAGAACCACGAACGCGCGCTTGTGCGCCGCCATCTTCTCGTCCGTCATCGCGTCCATGACGCGCTCAAGCTGGTCATTGGTCAGCGTGGGGACGCGGTACGTCGTGCCGTCAAGAACTACGTCGGTGTGGCGGGCCATTACGAGATATCCGGAAGGATCATGTCCATGATCTGGTTGCTGGAGTTGGCGAAAAACGAGAACTCGAACTCGGGCATCATGAAGTCTTCGAGCTTGAACGCCAGACCGAGCTTCGACGCGATGCAGGAATAGACGCGGATCGCGAACGGCTTGGCGGCCGGCTGGTTCAGCGACGTGTAGTAATCAAGCTGGAACGTCGGCGTGAACCCGATCGGCTGGTTCGTGATGATCAGCGATTGAGCCGTCGCGGCCGAATTCGTGGTGGTGTAGGTGATCTTGATCTGCAGCAGCGTGTCGGACGCATTGAACGTGTAAACGCCGACCGCCGACACGCTGTATTTTCCCGCCGCCTCGGCGCCGGCCGCGACGCGCTGCATCGGGAGATTCTTGGTCGAGTAGAAAACGCCAAGGTCCGCGTCGAACAGCGATGAGTTGAGCACCGTCGTCGTGAGCGCCGTGGTCGACCCGATCGAATACGTGGAGTCGATGTTCCACGTGAGGCCGCCGGAGGTGAACCCGTTCGGGCTCGGCGTCGGCTGGCCGAAGAACGCATTGTTCCATGCCAGCCCGCTGATCTCAGCGTTCTTGAACTTGCCGGTCGCCTTGATCGTGGAGCGGGCCGCGACGAGCGGATACTGGTTCTGGCCGTAAAGCTCTTTGGTATTGCCGGCCAGATCAAGGCTGAATTCCTGAACGAAACCGACGTTGATCGCAACCGGTGTCGTGAGGTCGGTGCGGGTGGCGATCAGGATGCCGGGGCCGAATGCTGCGAAAGCCATGGAAGTCTCCTAAGCTGGCTCCGGTCCCCGGAGCGATGGGAACATAGCCCTATTGCGAGGTGGGATAAAGCATGATCTTGATCGGCATCGTCAGCATGCCCTGTCCGCGAATGTCGTCCAGTTCGCCGGTCATCATCATTCCGTCGCCTTCGAGCCAGCAATGCGAGACGAGCCCGCCGAGCGTGAGCGTGTTCTGCTGCGTGCTGTCGTGGTAGTCGAGCGCCGACTCCACGCTCTCGATCAGTGGATGGAAGACCGACCCGCCGGGCGTCGCTCCGTCTTGGCCTTGGGCCGAGTCACCGTTCGGGAGCGTGGCATAGATCACGACGGTGCGATGCAGCGTCACCACGGCCGGGCTCGCGCGCCCGCGCGGATCCCAGTGATCGAGCCCGCCGCCGAGCCCCATGCCGTCGTAGAGGTATAGGGCTGGCATGGGAGGCACTACGGTGCCGTTTGTGAGGGCCTGGATGAGCCGCTCCCACGTCACGAACCTTCGGCTATAGGTCTGGAACGTCGCGCCACAGCGGCTCTGGAGCAGCGCCAGCAAGGCGTTCATGACGTTTTCGCGGTAGGCGCTCATTTGGACGCCTGCTTGGCCGCGCTGGAAATCGTGTCGACGATCTCAGGCTCCATCTGCAATAGCGCAGCCTGCATGTACTGGAGCCCGGCGAACCCTGGGTGCATCACCTTCGGCCCGATGAAGAACGCCCCGATCTTCTCCCAGTAGAAATACAGATTGGACTTGTTCTTCGCCACGATCGGATGCGGCTTGGTCCCTTGGTCGAGCCAGAACGGCACCATGGCCTTGGACTTGTCTCCGGTCCACACCACGCGCACCCGCCCGATGATCATGGACGGGTTCTCGACCATTTCCTTCTTGGTCTCGATCCGGTTGCGGCTCTTGAGACCGCGCGACAGGTTGGCGTCGACCACACCGCCGAGCCGCTTGGTCAGATCGGGCAGGGTGCGGCGAAGCTGATTGCGGACGGCCTCGGGGATGCCAGTCGGGGCAAAGCGGGCGAGCGCTTCTCGACTATCTATGGTAATTGACGGGATCATTGATACATCGGCTCCCGAAGCCCGGCAGCCCACGTCGGCATAAATGATGGACCCTGTTCGAACTGATGTTCGAAGAACAGTCGAAGCATTTCTCGTGTCTCATCATCGCTCATCTTGCCCCGGAAATTATTGACGCAGAAACAGAGCAAACGAACGTTTCCGAATTCATAGCCCCCGTCAGAGTCGATGCGATCTAGCGCCATACTCCTTGGCTGAGGCATCCCGTTGCTTTTGCCAGCGCTCCATTCCATCCGAATGCCAGATAGGGCGCAGCGACCGTCCTGATCCTTGAATATCTGCATCAGTTGATCAATGGTGACGGGATTATTCGTGGGACGACGTCGTAGACCACTACGAATTGCCAGAATAAGGGCGTGCCGGGGAGTTAACCGCGCCTGGTCGCGCCACCGCGCACGTGTGGCCTTGTTCGCCTCAGTTTTTCTGAGGTGATAAGTTCGCTTGTGGTAAGCCTGTTTCTTTTTCGTGTCGCATTCACCGCAGTGTGCATGCAGATTGTTACGGCCGTCTTCCTTTTTTGAAAACTTATCTACTGCCTTGACCTCAAGACATTGCGTACAGCGCTTCATCCCCGCAGCGCATGCGAATAGTGCTTCGCGCTCAGCAATGTGCGGCTTGCGAATGCGGCGTCTCTGTGATTGCCACGCATTGTTGCAACCCTTGCAATGCCAATGAAATCCGTCCGGCTTATCCGGCCGTTTCGAAAAATCAGTCAGAGGTTTAGTTTCGCCGCACTGCTTGCACTTTTTCATACGTTCTGCCCGCCGCCGCCTGGCGCAGGATTACCGGGCGTCTCTTGGCCAACCGGCTGCACCGGATCACTCAAATTGTCCATCATGCCAAGGTTATACTGCGGCGTGACGCGGTCCAAGTTCTGCACAAAGTTCGTCTTGTCCTGCTGCGAGATGCCGCCCGCATAGGGCATCGCCCCGCCGCGCGCCATGCCGCGCGACTCCAGCATCACGGCGCGATCGGCATAGACTTTCGTGATGTTGCTGTAATTCGTCTTTAGCTCGCCTTGGACTTGGTCGACCTGTATCGCGTAGGTCAGAGAGATATTGCGGCAGCACTCCGCAGCGGCAAGGTACAGGTTGGCGAAGCTCTGTACGTTGTAGAGGATTTCCGCATCGTAGAGCTTCTGCGCGCCCGGCGCGCGGTCTCCGATCATCAGCCGCACCGCCATGACATCCGCGTTCGCCGTCGAGGTCGACAGCAGCGTGTTGTCATAGGTCCATGCGGTTGATCCGACCATGCCTCAGTACCCGATCGTCCCCACCGTCGCCGTGGCGCCGGCCGTGCAGCAGCCGTAAATCGGACCGGTCGTGAGCGCTCCGGCGTTGATGTCGTAGGACGTGCGCGCCAGCACGGGAAAGCCGGTCGTGCTCGTCATCGTGCTCGACGCGCCGATGTAGAAATCCACGGCCGCCGTCATGCCGACGACAGATATCCGCTTGCGGTTGATGTTCGCCGCCGCGATCAGCCCGGGCGTGCTCGACAGGGCGATCTGCGCCGTCGTCGGAATGGGTGATCCTGCCGCCATCTACGCCTCCTTGGCGTGGCCGTTGCGCTTGGCCCTCGGCACAAGCAACGCGCCGGTCTGTTCGAAGTCGTCCGGATCAACCGTCCCACGGAATGGCGTGGCTTCAATCCTGTCCAGTTCGGTCTCGACATGGCCTTCGAACTTCGCGTCCGCGCCATCGGTCCATGTGCGAATCATGTACTGGACCTGTTCGATCGCGCCAGCGAAGTAGGCGATTTCCTCAGACATCTTATCGCGCCGCGCGATCATATCGCCACGATGCCGCTGCAACTGGTTGAGTGTGGCGTTGAGCCTGCGCCCGAGCCGTGTCGCCTCGCTATAGCCGTAGAGCGGCGTCGGTGCGGCGAGACAGGACTCGTACGGCACCACGATCTTGATACCGCGTTCCTCGGCGATCTCGATGAAACGCTGACACCCGGCGCGCTGCGCGGTGTAGTGTTCCATGTTCGCCGCCATGTCGACGCCGAATATCCCGATCGTGTCGCCGGTCTTCATCTGGTTGATCGCGAACGCCATCATCCACGCTACGGTCGACGTGAACCAGTTGCGTCCGAACTTGGCCAACATCTCATCGCGCGGGAACACGATGGCCTGCGGAACGAGCGCGTTCTTCTCCTGCATGTAGACCGGAAACGACTGGGTGCGGAGCCAGCCATAGAACGGCATCGCAGAGCCTTGGTTCTCGTGCGCAGTCATGTCGACGAGGGCGTGCAGTTCAAAGAACGCATCGATCCTGGGCAGTGCGTTGCCGGCGTTGGCACCGGAGCACGCCCAAATCGTCCACTCCGGATCGTTGTACGGCGCGATGTCGCGGGAGAGCGGGGCGGTGCCGATGAGCGCGATCTTCATGCTGCGTCCTCAAAATGGAAAGGCTGGCGCCAGATATAGCGCCAGCGCTCCAAATGCACTAGCGCAGATCAGGTCGTGGTGCCGAGCGTGCCGGTACCGGTGTTCGTCTCGATGAGCCAGCGCGCCGTGGTCAGCCCGAGCACTTGGAACACACCTGAAAGGCTCGACGTGAAGACCGTATTGGTGCCGTCGAACGTGGTCAGGCTCGACCCGGTGTAGATGCGACGCAGCGCCGAAGACCCAGCCGCGTCCATGTAGAACGTCTTTTCGGCGCCGGGAATCGGTGCAGCGAGGACGCGCGTTCCGGATGAGGATGAGAGCGCGGTGACGCCGCTGTTCGGCATGGTCGAGCCGGTCCCGTCGATCGGGTCCGTGCTGGTGCCGCTGCGGTTCACGAGGCTCTGGAGGTCGCGAGGCGAGATTTGTCCACCGGTATAGCGGACGTATATGCCGCCCTTGGTCGCGGAGAGACCGCCTGCATAGATCGTGTTGGCGGAAATCTTGCCCTGGTAGCGCTGCTGAAATCCGGACGCCATGGTCTTCTCCTAGGTCATTTGTTTTTCGATTATAGGAGCGGGCCGAAGCCCGTCAGTGCTTGGCTTTGCGCTTGCCTTTCGCCTTCGGGGCCGGTTCTGCCTCGGGCGCCGTACCCGCCAGCGCGAGCGCGGAATCCTTGTCGAGCGGCTCGGCATTGAGGATGGTCCCGGCGATGACGTCGTACTTGCCGAACCCACGCGAGACGACGTGGCGCTGCGCGTGTTCGATCTCGGGCGCCTGCTCCGTGACCGTGACATCGGCCATGACCACAGCGTTGCCGAGCGGGAAAACCACGATCTTGCCCTGATTGATCAGCGCGGCCCGGTTCGCACCCCGGATCGCGAGCACCGTGGCGCGGTCCAACACCTCGCCGGCCCGATAGCCCGTGAACATGCGCTTGACGACCGCGCCGCCGACGTCCTGATCTCGAAACGAGCCAATCATGTCATTTCCTCTCGGGGTATTGCCGTTATGGCAACGCCCTACGATTACGCCGAGGTGATCGTGCCCCAGAAGAACCCGAGGTCGGTCGAAACCCGCTGCATGTCAAATGCCATCTCGCATTCGTTGCGGATCGTGCCGACGCCGAGCCAGTTCATCGGGACCTGCACCGTGCGAACGCCGAGGCTGTTCATGCCGGTGAAGTTGGACCAGCCGAACGTGTAGCCCGCGCTCGGGTTCATGATGCCGGCGCTCGGCGCCGAGTAGCAGAGCAGCGCGGAGAGGCCCGCGACGAACGACATGGACGCGGTCGCGCCTTCCGCCGCCGAATTATAGACCGCCTTGGACACCACGACGCGGTCGACACCGAACGCCTGGGCCAGCAGCGCCTCGTTGATCGTGCCCGTGAACGTCGGGGTCGTGTACTTGATGCGGTCGACCACGAGCGGGTGCTTGCGCAGCGCCTGGAACACGTTCCACGAGATCAGAAGCGTGTTCGGCATATAGCCGGTGTTCTGCAGGATCGTGGTCTGCGCGAAGTAGATGTCGGTGAACGGATCGGAGTTCGCGTCGTCGTCCCACTGCACCGTGTTCGTGGTGCCAGGAATGCCGCCGAGCGCAGCCGTGGTCCCGGTCGCCGAGGTGCCCCACACACCGGTCGTGAGGTAGGTCGCCATGAAGATGCGGTCGCGGCGAATCAGCAGCTTCTGCATCAACTGGCGCGTGCTCGCCACGTCGATGTCCACGCTCGGGTCCGCGTTGGCGCGGATCTGCGTGCCGATGTCCTGGTGCAGCGCCCACACCTTCGCGGAATAGGTCTGCGTGGTCAGGTTGACGCCCGTGCCGGCCGACTCCGTCGCGTCGGCGCGCAACTGCGCCTCGTCGCGGAAGAAGTCCGCTTTCGACCAGACGAAGTACACGTCGGTCTGATGCTGCACGGGGACCAGCGGGAAGACCTTGTCGGCGACGTATGCCGACTCGTCCTGCAGGTACGCAACGGCGATATTGGTGAGTGCTGCTGCTACGTGGACGTCTGCTACGGTGGGTTGCGGCATCGCGGCCTCCTGTTTGGCTTAGCTGCTTGCCAGCATCGCCGAATTGACGTTCACGCTGTTCGATTACGCGGGCAGATTGCCCGGGCCTTGACCGTAGATGATGGCCGAGAACACCTGCCCGACTGCCGTCGCTGCATTGAGCGACCGCGCGACGCGCTGGTTCGAGATGACCGTGGTCCACGGGATCGCCTGACCATCGGTGTCCGGCATCAGGTCCATGCCGGGCGCGATGGCGGACGAGCCGGCGACGAGCTTGCTCACGCCGAGGAAGCGGATATCGCCCGCCTCGCCCACGGCCGGCTTGTTCTGCAACACGCCGATGGCGCGATCGGTGTTCGCGGTGCAGCCCGCAAACACGAAATCGTTCGCGGTCGACACCTTCACGAACAGGAACTGGCCGGACCCGTTCGGGCCGCCAAGGGTGGTCCCCGTGATCGACGAATTGCGCATGTCGCCCGTCGACGTGAGGTAGCCGATGTCTAGGCCGGGGCCTTCGATCGCCATGACAAGTCTCCTGCGTTAGCCCGTGGGCCGGATGGACGGTTACGCTGCGACGATGTGGCTCTTGCGGAGAGCCTCTTCGCGGCGGTGCTGGATCGAGAGAGCGGCGTTGGCTGGGTCGGTGTAGACCTTGGAGTACGCTTGCTCGGGCGAGAGCTTGGGCTCGGACTTGCGAAGCTCGGTCGCCTTGGCGATGAACTGTTCATGTGCCGTGGCCCCGCCGCCTTCGCCGCCGTCCGACCCGAACGTCTTGAAGATGTTGCCGGTCTCCTGGGCCGCCGTCAGCGCCTTGGTCAGTTCGGTGAACTTCTTGTCGAGTTCGGTCTGCGCCGCCGCGTCGCCCGCGTATGCCTTGCGCATGATCTCGCCATCGGCCTCTTTGAGACCGGCCGCGACGGCGCGCTTGCCGAAGGTCACAATCGCGTCCTTCTCGTCGGCCGCGTCGGCGCGCTTCTTGAGGTCGGCAATCAGGGTGTCGCGCTTCGCGATCTCGGCGTTGGCGTCGGTGAGCGCCTTCGCGATCTCGGCGGGAAGCTTGCCCTCGCTGGCCGCCTTCGCCATGTCGGCGGCGCGGTCGGCGTCGGGCTTGGCGGCGAACGCCTTGCGCTGTGTGTCGTCCCAGCCCTTCTTGTCGCAGAACGCCTTCTCGGCATCGCTCATCTTGAGCAGCGTGATCTCGGCCTGCGCGGCGGCTGCGGCCTTCGCCATGTCGGCGGTCGCGGCCGTCACTGCGGCGGGAAGCGCGGTCTCCATGGCCTTCTTGATGCCATCGGCAACCAGCGTTGCGATCTGCTCGGGGGTCATATCGATCTCCTGTTGCTGATTGTCGCGCCGCTTCATGAAGACAACGCGGACGCCTTCGCCCGCCCCTCGGTCGACACCCGAGACTTCGTTGATCTTGATGTCTTTCAGAACGCGGGGCATTGCGGCATCCAAAGAGGATGAATGCCTATTACAATGGCCCTCGCACTGTGTATATTTGGCGCCTATTCGGGCAAACCAAAATCGGGCCAGCAATGCGGGCGACTTGGACGGTGGAATCTATCGCGCTGCTCACAGTGCTCGCGACATCGCCGAACAGCCGACAGCATGGATACGGGCTGTGGCAATCCACCGGGATGAAGCGCAATTCGATCTATGCCGCGCTGTATCGCTTCGAATCTGAGGGTTGGGTCACATCGGAGCGCGAGCGCGTTGATGCGGCGCTATCATCGCGACATCCGCGCGTACTGTATCGTGTCACTGAGGCGGGGGTTGATCAGTATCAGTGCCTATGCAGGGCTCTCGGCCTAGTAGCTCGCAGCGGAAGACGTGCTCGGCCCATCGCTCCCAATCATCACGCCATTGCCTGAACGCGCGTTCGAATATCTCGCGCATCTCCGGTGACATCTTGGACCAATCAGGCGTGGGCATCGCCGTTCTCTCCAAGGTGAACCGTCACAATCACATTGTGGCGCGCGACGATGAAGTAAACGCCATCCGATTCGTATTGCACTGCGTCGCCCTTGGCGCGGCAGATAACGCCAGCGCTCGCATCCGCCGCCATTGTGGCGCGCTCGGCGACCTCTTGCCGAACGGCGTCCATGTCCATCCGCTTGATCTTCTGGAGATAGCGCACCACCGCATGGTCGCTGACCTCGAATTGCGGCCGTGCGCGGCTTTTTAATACCGCGTTGATCGCCTCGGCCTGAATACGCAGTTTGGTGACGGTGGCGCCATGGACATGCATTAGGCTGCCGATGTCGGACTGCATGGAGACCAGTTCGCCATTTGACCGCGTTTGCAGGTCGCCTAGCTGCTCGACAGTCACGAGGCTCGGCAAACGCCGATTGCTACGCTTGCTCATCTCGCCACTCTCATCGCGTCCGCGAACGCTGGCTCGCGCCACAAATGGTCCGGTATCGTAAGCTTACAAAGCATGTCGAGAAAAGCGGCACGGCCGGCGGGCGATAGCCGATAGAAGTGCGACGGTGGCTGATCTGGCGACGGAAGTGTCTCGACAAACTCCAGCCACCCGGCATTCTTCATGCGCGCCAGCATCGGATATACCGTTCCGGATTGCATCTTGAGCGCGCGCATGATCTCGGCACCGCATCGCGGATCGCGCGCCATCAGAAACTCGCGCATTACCCGCATCGCATCGTAGGTCACCATCATCGTGCGACTCGCATCGCGTCCGCGAACGCCGCCTTGAATTCCTCACGATAGCTCTCGCGCTTCGTCTCCGGCAACTCGCTCCAGTCCTTCCCGCGACCGGTGCGGTTCGCCACCACGCGCTGAATGGCTTGGGCGCCGGCCTCGATCATGGGAGCGGTGGGGGTCATTCGTCGTTCCAACATTGGCACTTCGGATCGTCGCTGCCGCAGTGCATGCACATGAGATTGCCGAGTGCCTCAATCGCCTTCATCCGCATGGCTGGCGTGAGAGCGCGGATGCGGCGGGCGAGTTCATCAGGACCGAGTTGCGGTTCAACTAGGGTCCGGAACGGCATCGACAATGCTGGCGCTGGCCCGAATGCCACCCGCCCTATCGTGAACTCGCTCATGCGCCGCTCCATTGATTGCAAAGCCGCCTCGCTCCGCGAGCGACCGCTCCAGATACGCAATGTAACTCGCCGCGAGCCGACCCGTCTTGCGGAATTCCAGAAATTCGGGGCCGGTCATGTCGCCCTTGACGACATTGCAGCGATGGCACGACAACACCTCGTTGTTCGCGTTCCTCACCCCGCCGCGCGCGAATGGCGTGTCATGGTCCTTGGTGGCTGCGTGGCTCTTGAGACGATTGCGCGCCATCTCGTGGACTGCGCCGATTACCGTCATGCATTTGCAATAGATGCATCGACCGCTGAACGCCTGAAAAAGCAGTCCTATCTTCATGAAGCCCCGCGCGAGGCCCAGGCGACCGCCCGCCGCTGCGGGCTGGGGGGCTGAGGAAACAACCGCGAACGGCCGCCTGAGTGACGCAATGCTAGGACTTCCGCCGCGCGTTCCGCAATAGGAACGTGTTCCTTGGGGTCAGGCTGAGCCGTCGCCCTCCCACCCGCTTCGCCCGCCGATTGAGAATTCTGGGCGAATGCCCTTCCTGTAATCAGCCCACACGGCCGGGTCATCGACCTGAAAGCCAATCCACCAACCAAAAATTGACTTCCCGTTCTCGTCTTTCGCCATGATGCCAGCCGCTTCCTTCTCCGGCGTGAACACCATCGACTCGATCGATCGGCCAACGTCGAACTTGCTGTGCATGTCGCCCTGCGCGCGGCTGTGCAGGATGAAGTCGTATGCCGCCTTTTCCAGCTCTGCGATCGGGATGATGTCGCCCTGCTTGTCGATCACGACGTAGTCGCCGATCTGGGACACGCTGGCCCAGCCCCAGACGCGCTGTTGATCGGGCTCGGCCTTGGTGATCGTGAAGTGGAGATCGAACTTCGCGAGGTCGCCGCCGGCAACGGGGCGGTGGTCGCCGCCCTTATCGTCCGGGTCGTCATCGGGTTCTTTGTCACCCGGCTCCTTGCCGCCGACCACAGGCGCGGGCTTCTTGCCCTTCCCGCTGGTTGCCACATGCACGTCGCCGACCGTGGCGTCTTTGAGCAGTTGCGCGCCGATCTTGGCCATCGCGCTCTGCATCAGCGCGAAGGCTTCCATCATCTCCTGCGGCGTCATCTGCTTGGTCATCGCCCGCGCTCCGTTGGAACGATTGAATTCCCGTTCACCTTAAAGAACGTTTCAAGCGCCGACGCAATCCGGTCGTCGGCCGGCGCGAGATCCTGTGATGCCATTTTGTTGTAGCGGAATTGGCCCCACTGAATATAGCGGATTGGTTGTTCTTTCTTCTGTCCGGTCATTGGTCGCTCCCGTTTTCGAACACCACGCCGCATCCGATAATATGGCATCCCAGACGCAGCACGATGCGCCCGAGCCAGAGGCGAAACGCAAGCGTACGCAGGCCGGTCAGCCGAATATGCACGATGATATTTGGCATGAAACTATTCACGTTGGCGGTGATGACGCGGGTCATATGTCTGTCCTATACATGTCCGTGTGACGCTGGATGAACGCACCGACTTGGTGGATGGCCAACGTCAGCGGCATTGCGAGGTCGTCCCAAATCGGAAAATGATATTTGACGGCAGCATAGACCTCCGGCGCCATGACGAGAACCGCGAGAATGCGGACGCGCCCGGCAATCTTGTTGTACCGAACGTGACGCTCCATGCGGCTCCAGTCGGTCACTGGCTTTCCTCATCGGTTGTGTCGTCGGGCACTTTGTCTAGGTCAGTCACCACGTCGACCGAGCACGCGCATAACGGGTGCGGGTCAGGCGGGTCACCCTGCGGCCCGTCAATACTATCGAAGTCCGCTCCGACTTCTACGCCGTCTTGGTTCATGTCGGGGATTGATAGACAGACCGGGCACACGTTCTCCAGCATCGACGTTTGCCAGAACCGGCGGATGGCGTCGCTCGGCAGCGCGCCCCGGTCGATGGCTTGGCGGTAGGCTTCGTGGATCCCCGCGTTGCTGGCGCGTACTGATTCGGTCTGCGCAATGCTGTCGGCGCGATAGTTCAGGTAATTTTCCTCGTAGGCGCTGACCATCTCGTCAATTACGGCCGCGTCGAGCGTCGTTCCGTCATCCTGGGCGGCGGCGAACGCCGAATCGAACTGCGTATCCCGCAACTGGCGCTGCAGCGCGCCGCTGTCGAGCCCCGTCACCATGCGCCGATAGTTCAGCACCGCCTGCGCCTGGCGGTCCGTGAGATTGATCACGGCGCGGATGTCGTCCACGATCGCGTCGGCGCCTAACCCGGACTGCGCGCCGGCCAGCACCACGGCCTCGATCGTGTCGCGCGCACCGGTCTCAAGCTGCGCGATCATGTCGTCCTGATACTGGCGAATCAGATCCTGCGTGCCCCGGTCGAACCGGTCGAAGTTGAACCGGTCGCCGATCGCCTTGGAGATGTCCACAGGCCCGAACAGCTTCATGATGCCCTCGACGGGCACAGGATCGGCCGTGCTGATCTTCTGGAACCGCACCTTGCGGCCCCGCCGAGCATGGACCGCGTTGATCTTGCGCGTCCCGTGCCGCGCGCCGGCTTCGAAGACCTGCGCGATCCGCTCAAACGCCGCCTTGAGCACCTCCCGGAAGTGGCCCCAGTTGATCGTGTCCGCGATCTCGCGCCACCGCCCCGCGGTGTACAGCGTCTTGGCCCGCTTGACGTCCATCACCTCAGGAAGATGCCGCAGCGCCTCGCGGACCGCCTTCCTGATCGCCGGGCGCCCCATCGCGGCAATCAGCATCGCCGGGTCGTCTCGGCGCTGGTAGGCGCGGGCTGGGCGAATGCGGGCCATGCTATGTCTGCGTCTTTCGAGAGATTGCAGCGCGACCCATCCCGGTAATCACGTAGACAACATGAGGCGGCATTGATGCTGTGCCAGCCTCTTTGAGTTTGCCCTCTTTTGCCAGACGCGCTGCGCGCCCATAGACGCCACGCCACGGCCGCCATGAACCCATCCGCTCTGTATGGAGTTCGGCTATCGCGAGAACCTCGCGGTCTTTGTCCATCATGCGCTCACTATCTCGCTGGAACTGGCACAATGCCGTTTCGGCGCCCCAAAAGCAAAGGGCGCCCCGTAGGACGCCCTTCACCTGTCTCCGTCGACTGGCTCACCAGAGGCCAGATTAAGCCGCCTTGGCCCGGACCGCAAGCTGATCGTTGAACACCTTCGCCACATTCACCGGTGGCCCTGGCTTGCGCGCCGAGGCGGGCGTGGCCATCAATTCGACGTCGTCGGCCGGCGTCCAGCCAGGTTCGAACCGCTTCTTGGCGTTCTCCAGCGTGGGGTAGTTGCCGCACGCGCCGCCGCCCGGGTCGCCGCCAGTGATTCGCGCCACCCAGCTATCGCGCTTGCGCCCGATCCGCGCCACGCGCCCGCCGCCGAGGTCCGCCTTCACCGCATCCTTGCCGTCAGGTAGCCAGTTCATCGCATCCTCCAAATGAAAATGGCCGAGGCCGAAGCCCCGGCCGGTTGATCGAGCCGCGAGTCGGTCAGGCGGCCGGGTCGACCGCAGCCGGCGCGGCGGGCGGTGCAGCGGCCACGACAGCAGCCGCGCCCTTGCTCTTCGTGTTCTCGGCGATCAGGTCCGCATTGTCCTGCGTCGCCTGCCGAATCAGGGAGGCGATCTTCTCCGGGTCGTTGGCCGCATTCGCATCCGCGATGGCCTGCAGCTTCACGTTCTGCTCCGCGATGTTGTCCGCGATCGTCTGATGCAGCGCATCGAGGATGGCCTTGAGGTCGTCGTACTGGCTCATTGAAGTCTCCTGCATGTGCGCCATGGCGCGGATGAGATGGTCGAGCTTGCGGTGCAGCGCCGCCGTCTTCGGATCCAGACGATGCGGGTGCGGCTGTGGTTTCCGATAGCCGAACACGCTGGAGCCCCTATGCGATGCTGCTGACCAAACTCATATACGGCTTAAGTGTTCCATTGTCACGACGGCCGAACACGGGAATGCGGAACGCCGTTCGGTCCTATCACTGACGACTCTGTTCAATCTTGGTTTCGAGAAACCCTATTTTGGCGGCATACATACCCATGCCGAACCCGACTCCCCACGCCCACAATGCAACGACTGCGATGACGGCAATGTCAGACCGCGTAACGGGATGCCCGTTAACGGACATGGATGCGCCACCTCTAATCAGCACCCCTTGCATATCGGAGGCGGCGCTGGCGGATACGGTGGCAGCGGTTCTATCTGAGATTCACGGTCAGCGAAAGACGATACTCAAATATGAGCCCAACGCTTCTTGCTCTTTATCCTGCTAACCGTATTTGGGGCTACGCCGTAGTCCGCTGCTATTTCTCTTTGAAGCCTCTTGTCGGCGCGGATGCAAATAACCTGTTCAGCAGTTAGCTTGCTGCTGGGATGGTCTTCTCCCTGCGGAGAGTTGCATCGATTCTTCGCACCCTTGTCAGCCGCCTTCGCTGCCGTAGTGCGGCGTCAGCATCAGGCGGCACGCAATGGCGCCCACGGCGCATATTGTCCCAGCGATGAACCATTCCCCGCGCGTGAGGTAGGCGGCCACGACAGTCCCGATTGCTGTGACGAGGGCCGCCGCCTTCACGGCCGTAACACCGCGATGCCGCCGAATATGCAGATCGCCGCGAGCAGGATCAGCGGGCCGACGTCGGCGAGGATGATATTCACCACACGTGCCTGACGGCGCGCATCGTCTTGGCGCCGTACCACCGGCCACGCAGATCCTTGCTGACACATTCCTTGCGCGTCACGCCGTGGAGCCAGTCACCGTCCGGTTTGAGGCATGCCGGGTAGAACGAATCGGCACCGGCCAGCGTGGGTATCAGGATGGCGATCAGCGCAAGGGCGAATTTCATGGGTCACGATCCTTTGTTGGCGTTCATACAGGTGTCCACCTGTCGACCAGCACGCACACGACGCCCGCGAGATAGATCGCAAGAGGCACGGCGACGGGCAGCACAATGAGCCACCACCACATCACATGCCCCGCCGCGCGGCGCGCATCCGCTTCTTGAGGCTGGAGTGCTCGTTGATGCGGCACTCGCCTTGACCGGGAGCGGCTCGGTTGCGGGCGCCGCCGAACTGCACGCGCTCGATATCGTCCTTGCGGTGTGAGTCCATGGCGAAAGCGATCTCGGAAGACATCACGGCCCGGCTCATCAGCGTCGTGATTACCCGGTTCTTCATCAGAAGCACCTCCGCATGCGATGCCGCCGGAACGGATCGTCCAGCGGACGGCGCTCACGGCGATAGGCCCGGAACAGTCTCCGCACGAACGTCATGCGGTCTTCGAGGACGTGCATCTGCCGGAGATATGCGAGCATCAGGATGCCCCGTGCTTGTGCCTCTTCGTGGTGATCCCGAACCGAGGCCCAGCCATTCTGTGCATTCGGCGCGCGATTGACAAGCGGATGATCTTTTCGAGGGTCGCGCGGGGGTCGTTCGGGTTATCCCCAGGCTTGGGCGGCTGGCCCGGTATCGGGGGAGGCGGCGGCGGGTTGAGCGCAAGCTCGGACTGCTGCTCGATCAGTTCGGGAGTGAGCCCGGCCGCTTCCAGCGCCATCGGGTCGGTCACGTCCGGAATGCCGGCCGCGTCGAGCAGGTAGGACTGCAGTTCGTCGTTCGGGAATAGCGGCATGCCTGATTGCGAAAGCCGCAGGATGAAGTTGCTCAGCACGTCGAGGTCGAGCCGCGTCGCCATGTCGGGCTCGAACGTGGGCTTCAAATCGAAGTCCAGCCCGTTCAGATCCCACACACGCGGCAGCGCATGCCGATTGTAAATCGCGGCGTTCGCGTTCAGGAACCCCTCGATCGCCCCATAGAACATGTCGATCTTGTTCGTCGACGTGCCCTGCGTGCCACGCGCCGAGTGCCCAAGCTGGATGAAGTCGGCCAACATCGACGTCATCATGTTGGTCTGGTGCCGCGTGATCGTCTCGTTCGCGTTGACCGTGGCGCGGCCCTGCTTCGGCGTGACGAGTTCAAAGCTATACTGCGGAATGTTTGAAGGGCCGTTCGCTCCTTCGTAGACCGAGGACGGCAGCAACAGCCCCATCTGTTCATCGACGCGGATATTGACCACGATAGCCTTGTACGCGTTCAGCGCTGCGACCGCTTCGGAGATGCCTGCAGACGCATCGGCCAGGAGCTGCGCCGGCACGCGGATCACAGGTACGCCGTTCATGCGCTCCAGCATGATCGCTTCCTGTTCCTCCATGCGCTTGATGAACCAGTAGGAGCGGTAGGCCGAGCGCAGCAGCGAGCGCGACTCGGGATTGTTCTTGTACGTGTTGGTGCGGAACAGCAGCATCTTCTCGATCGGGATGTCGACCACCGGCCCGGTCCATGGCTGCTGCGTCATCCCCTTGATCTCGCCGTTCTGATCGAAGAACCATTTCAGGACTGTGTCCTGCCCGCGCACCGGCATCGATCGCCAGCCGATCTTGCCGTCATCGTATTCGCTTTTGGGCAGGTTGCGGCCTGGGCTCTGCGGATCGGCGCCGGGCGTGCGGCCCATGCGGCGCTTGTAGTTGATCTCGTGCGGCGCGTAGCCGTAGGTCAACATCGACAGCGTTTCGTCGACATGGTCCTCCCACGTGATGGACATGTCGTTGCGGAGCGAGTCGGCGAAGTCAGCCATTTCCTGCGCCGCGCCGCTGTCGTTCGGCGGCACCGACCGCCACTCGACCTTGCGCATCGCTGCCTTGATCGCGAACAGGATGCCGCCGACGACCGGGCTATTGTCCTGCATCTCGCGGTAGACGCGCGCCGCCTGCCGCCCGACGAGTTGGGGCAGGAACTCTTCCCGGACGTAGCCGGCGAACGCCTTGAGGCCGGAATTGCCGATCTCGGCGAACGTCGCCGCGTTCGTCATCACCGGGATGGCGCCCCAGGACATCTGATTGAGCGCGTCGGGGGTCCGGACCGGCACCGTCACGGGCGCCGTTCGGGTGTTCACGGTCGGCGCGGTATTGTCGGCCATCGGGCGGTGCTCCACGGCGGGAGCGCTACGTTTGCACCAAACGGCGCCGTTTTACAATTGGCCGGAGCACGAACGCCTCGGCGGGCTTGCCCATCTTGCGTTTGACGGCGTCGCGCACGAACGCGGCAACGCTGGCGTCAACGGCAGGATCCGAGAGCGGCCACTTGTTCCGAGGCTGCGTCGCGCCGTTGACGCAGATCATGCCAGGATTTGCCCGCGCCCATGCAGTGAGCATGTCCCCGACCGTGATCTCTATCGGCGAGGCAGCCACAGCCTCGCGCGCCAGCGGCCCCAGTGCGTCGAACGCCTGCGTCATGTCGGCTATGAGTTGGCGTTCTGAGAGGGACATCAGTCGTCACGCGCTGCCCGCTGGTTCTGCGTTCTGGAGATGATGCTTCCAGTATATTTTTGGCGCATTCGGTTTGTACGTCGGGCCAACCGCAACCATCCACGTTGAATCCTGCCAAGATAAGCGCGCGTATCCGAACCATAGCCACATTTCAGCATGGCGCCATTGCCTTGACACAACGAACGAGACGCGGCGCGGACCATCATATCCATTGCGCCACAACCCAACCCAAAGCGACCACGTCCAGCAGAGACGATGTGGCCAGTGTCGGGATATTAACACCCGTGATCGCGGCACGTTCGTCTTGCCCCAGATGCGGAGGCCAGCACGCCATCCGAGTTTGTGACGCCACGCCTTATCCCACACATCCCAATCCGCAGCGTTCGACGCATGATCGCGCCAATTTCGCCCCGGTTCCAAATCAAACTTGAATGGTCCGAACATGATCAGTTCCCTTGATTGTCCCACGCCGTCTCCCGCTGCCGCGTCACCACGATTGGCGGCATGACGTACTCCATCGGAGTCATAACGAATCGGCTGAACGCACGCGAGAGGGCGTCGACCTGATCCTTGAACGTGCCAGACGGGAATAGCTCGATCTCGTCGAGGAACGCCTCGTTCCAATCGCCCTCAAGGATCGAGATGTTTCCCGCCTCGGACTGCGCGATCACAGGCTCGGCGCGCGCCAGCTTGTCGCCGCTCTCCGGGGACCGATGCACGATGAAGCCGATCAGCGCGCCGACGAGCGCCTTGACCTGGACCTTGCCGGCCTGCCCCGGATCCTGCGGCAGGCTGATCTCGACGCGATGGCCGTTGTTATTGTCCTGGCGCGCAGTGTTGAGAATGACCGGCTCGACGTTCTCGGTGCGCACCCGCACGACGTGCTCGACGTAGAAATGCCGCGTCGGGGGATGGAACGACAGCTTGAGCCCGCACGTATAGGCCGAATTGCGGTTCTCCGATGCCGCCAAGTCCCAGCCACGCACGGTGCGGCATCCGCTCGGGACCGCCTTCACGATCGGGAAGTTGTGGCGCTTGAACTTGAGGCCGCCGCGCGGATTGGGCCGCTGATCGTATTGCGACGCCGTGGCGTGCGCCCCCATCGCGGCCTCGTCGCGCTCGACCACGGCGCGCGGAAAACGGTCGGGGAACAGCAACTCTCCAGCCTTGGTACGCTTGTCCCATCGGTACACAGTCTCGACGCGAGCCGACGCAAACTCTTCGGCCCACGCCTGTTCACCTTCCGCAACCGGCTTCCAAGTATCGGGCAGCCACATCTGGCGCGACCACAGATGGCGCATCCGCTGCGGCTTGGTGTCGTTTGGCACGGGCGAGTAGCAGCATCGCTGCGGGTCGAACCGCATCGGGAACAGCAGATGCAGATACGGCATCCGGCTCTTGGCGATCACGCCCGTGATGTCCATCTGGTGAAGCCGCTGCATGATCACGCCGATGAACGATGTGATCGGGTCGTTCATGCGGTTTGTCGCGCTTTCGCGAAATCTCCGCTCTGCGCTCTCGCGGTCTGCGTCCGACTCGGCCGTGTCAACGGAATGAGGATCGTCGATGTAGAGCCGATCGGACCGTGCGCCGGTCAGCGACGGGAACGGAATTGCCTCGCGCTTGCCGCCGCGCGAGTTCTCAAGTTTCGTCGACGAGTCGCCGGTGATCTCGACGTGCGGCCATAACGATTGATACCAGCCGCTGTTCACGAGCTTGGAGAACCGCGCTTGATCGCGGAGACAGAAGTCGATGCGGTACGACGCAGCGATGGCCTGCAGCTCGGCCATGTTCAGCGGACCCCACTCGTAGGCCAGCCAGAACACGCACATCGCCAAGCTCTTCATCGTGCCTGGGGGCTCGTTCGTCACGATGCGGTTCTCGTACCCCAACGCGAGCAGCGCGCCGCGACTGACCGCCTCGAAGTGCGCGCACTTCGCCTCGATGTGCCAGTTCTCGACGTACGGCGTAGCGGGAAAGATCACGTGCCACGCCTCGCGGATGAACCCGCTCAGCGTCTTGCAGCGCTCGCGCACCGCGTCGCGGTCATGCGTGACGGCAGCGCTAGTTGACCGTCTTAAGAGTTCGGCCTGCATCTCCGCCAGCGGCGGTAAGCGCGCTCTCAAGAGCGATAGCCGCTCGAAGTTGATCGTCATCCAGATCCTCTGGTCGGAGCGGTGGCAGTTGGCGAACGGCGACGGACTGCAGCGTCGGATACTGGAACGGCATCAGCTTGGCCGCGAAGTCCCCCGCGAGCTTGAGGCAGTGCATGAACGATTTCTCGTCCCCAGCCGCCTTGTGCTTCGCCGCGAGCCCCTCAAAATGCTTGATCACCTTGACCAGCGTGCGCTTGCTCAGCGTATCGTCTGACGACGGATTACTCAGCGCCTCGGCGACGGCCGCCTCACGCTCGCGCGTCGCAAGGTTGGTCTGGCCCTTCGTCCGGCCGCCGTATCGCTTGTGTCCCTTCGGTGCTGCCATCTTCAAACTATTTTGGTTGCACGGCGCTTGCGCATTAGTTCGCGCTGATAGGCCCGTTTGTCAAACTTCGGCTTGACCGCGACGCGCTCCAGTTCCTCGCATCGGTCGCAGATTGCCATCACGTCCATGTTGCGAGGCATGGCCCGGCGCACGCGGTCGATCACGGGATGGATGCTGTTAGCCTGCATAGTCTAACGGTTAGACTACAGTCTAACATATTGTGTCAATCGCAGAACAGGTCGCCGCTTGCTGCCTTGGCGCGGGCGCGTTCCTTGATGCCCCTGCGCCGTTCGGCTGCGTCGTAGCGGTTATGGCAGCGCTGGCACCATGCTTTGAGGTTTGCGGGGTCGCAATTCTCTGGCTTGTGGTCGAGGTGGGCGACGGTGAGCACGATCCGAACGATGCGCAGTTTCTCGCGCGTCCAGCCAGCACACCATGCGTACTCACCGGGCTGTGGCCATTCGATGCGCAGCAGTTTCTCGCCGATCGGCAATGACTTGTGCCACGTGCCGTCCGGAGCACGGCCGCCGTATTCGTAATTCGGCACGCCGCAGTCTTCGCATTTGTTGCCCGCGCGCTCGCGGATTGAGCGAGAGATCGCGTCCCAGTCTTTCGGATAGCGCACCTTGTTTTCTGGCCTGATCGGCATCAGCCCTCGCACGCAAAGCATGGCCGCATCTCGTATGCCTTCACCCAAACCATGCGGCCCCAAACGGAGCCGATGCACACCACCATGATGCGGGTACCGAGGCAGACCTCGCAGCGCGGGGGCGTCGTCATGATCCGCTCAACAGCATGCGCACCAGATCCGTGTTCCGATGCACGCCGAGCTTGGCGTGAAGCCGGAAGATATGCTGGTCCACGGTCTTTATCTCGATCTGTAACTCATGCGCGATGGTCTTGCGGGGGTGGCCGAACAGAAGCGCCACGGCGACTTGGTGCTCACGTCGAGTGAGCGATTGGCCGAACCGTGGTTGAAGGTTCACGGCTTGACCTTGGCCTCGATGATCCAGTGTGCCGTGCGGGTGCCATCCGGCCGCTCAACTGTCTCGCTGCCACGTCTCACGTCGTAGCCGCTGAACATATGGGTCAATTCGAGTTCGGTACGCGGATAGACGGCGCCGATGGTGTGGAGCGCGGGGTCAGACCCTGCGTCGGTGAACGAGAAGAAGAACCCGCCCGGCTTGAGCCAGCGGCGCGCGCGCTTGATGATCACCCATGCCTCGTCGATCGGCAGGCACTGCAGGCTCGCCACGTCCACGATGCAGTCGAACTGATATTGCGGGAACTGCAATTCGACGAGGTCGATGCATTGCGTAACGATGCACGGCGTGGCGTGACGAATGCGGTCGAGAGCGGTCTGTGATCCATCAACCGCAACGACGCGGCCGTGATTGGACAGGAACATGGACTGCGCGCCGGCCCCCGCGCCGAGGTCGAGGAAGTGGCATAGCGATCCCTCGGCGTAGTTGCGCGTAATGAAGCGCACGAGGTGTTCGTTTGCCAGCGTGCCCCATTGCCTGCGCGCGTGCTCCGCTTCCCATGCATGATCGAATGTCATAACGCGCCCTCGTCTATCACGAATTGCGGGTTGTTCTGTTTCGCGATCACCGCCAGGATGTGCGCGCGAGCCGTCTCGTAGAGCACGCGCATCTCCGGCTTGCTCTTGACCAGCACAGCCGATCGCTGGACGCCGTACAGCACCGATGTGTGATCGAACCCGCCAAGCTTGGCGATGCTAAGCCACGACATGCCCGTAAACTCACGCAGCAGCCGCCACGCGATGGCACGGGGGTTTCCGACCCGTGCGGCGCGGCAATGCTGCCAAACCTGCTCGCGCGTCATGCCGGAGACGCGGCAGAACGTCGTCATCACGATCGCGGGGCGCTTGGCCATGTGCAGCGGTGCGAAGTAGAGCACGGGAGACCGCTCGTATTTGAACCTCTCCGGCTCGTCCTCCATCACGAACGGCTCGGGCTCGATCACAATTTCCGGCGCAGTTTCGGACCAGCGGTCTCCATAGAGACGTGTCCTGATCGCGTGATAGCTCGCTCTCATTTCCTGCGCGGTCGCATACATGCGGAGCACTCCCTACAACGGCAAGTGTTTGAGAACCTCGACGATCTTTTGTGATGCGGTGCCGTCGCCAAATAGCAGGTCTGCATCGAGGCGCCCGCGCATCACGACGTTCGTAATAGCGGCGGATATGTCGGTGCTGTTGCGCTCAGCATGGACGACGTTGCGCGGCGTGGGCCGACCGCGTTGCCGGTCACCGATGTTGACGACAGGAGTTCCGAATGCCGGCGCCTCATAGATACCGCTCGATGAATTTCCTACGAGCACGTCGCACCAGCGCAGCGCGGACAGGTAGAGGCGCGGCGCCATGTTCGGGATGATGACGGTGTTCGGTCGCGTGTGTCTCGCGATCATCGCGGCGGCTTCTTTCGACCTGACGTCGTCGTTCTGGCCGACGAACACATAAGCCCATTTGTCAGGGTCGTAGGCGCCGACTTCGAAGAGCAGTTCACGCAAACCTAGATTGGGGTCTTTGTTCGCCGTCTCGGGCTGCCAATTGATCAGAGCGAGATGTTCGCATTGTGCGAGCCCGCACATTTCCATCACTGCGGCGCGTCCGTAGCATTCGGTCTGCGCGATGCGATCAACGGCCGGAGATCCGACGTTCCAGACGCGGCCCGGAACGTCCATCTTGAGCAGTCGCAACACCGCGTCCTTATGCGTCGCGAAGTGCCACTGCGAAAGATGGCTGATCGCGTTCCTGTAGCGGTCGTCGAGCGAGCCGTAGGTGATGTCGCCGCCGGACAGGTGCGCGATCGGTATGCCCGCCATTGCGGCGCCCATCGCTACGGCGAGGGTTTCCCACCGGTCGCCGAGGATCATGACGAGGTCGGGATTTTCTCTGAGCAATAGGTCGCCCACAGCATCGACTATGTTTCCAGATCGCGTCGGATACGATGAGCCCGCGCCGGAGTAAATGATGGAAGGGAACCATCCTTCATCACGTACCGCTTTGCCCTGCACGCTGTCGACCATGACGATACTGACATCGAACCCGCCATCGGCCCGCATCGCGTCGGCCACCATGCCGAGGGCGTTCCAATCGGCGCGGGATGTGGTGATTACAGCAACTTTCATTCTGGTTCCTCAATGCGCTCAAAGCGGCCGTCCATGAATTCCTCGGTCGGCCGCACCCAAACCGCTCCGGTTGCGACGTTGCGGTAGACAGTCCAGTTCTCGTTCTCAAATTGCGCCTCGAAATCTGGCGCAGCAGAACACTGGATCGATGCGCTATCGCTAACGATCTCGTAGACCGTGCCGCGTTTCTTATGTCGCCATGTCGTCACAGGTTCGGCCCCGATGGCAGGCAGACGATGCGCTCGAACAGGAAGTCCGCCGTGGCCCGCGACGCTGCGATGCGCGGTGCGTCCCGGTACGGCGCCTGCCTATGGAGCGGGGTGAACAGCGCGCGGCACGGAATGCCGGCGTCGGCCAGCGCCTGCATTGTGGGCGCGTGGTTCTCTGGCTCAATATTGATCGCATTGAGCCAGCAGTTTGCGTAGGGCACGGTGCTATCGATTACGTCAAACTCAGAAGCGAAAGCATTACCGTAACGCGCAGCGAGAGCCCGCTTGCGCTTCACCAACTCCCCTATGCGCTGTAGCTGCCCGAGCGCGAGCGCGGCGCATAGGTTCGGCATGCGGTAGTTGAAGCCGACCTCAGTGTGATCATAGCGGGCCGTGAACGGGACCTTGGCCGTGGTGGCGAGGTAGCGGACGCGCGCCGCTATGCGCTCGTCATTGGTCAGCACCGCGCCGCCGCCGCCGCTGGTGACGATCTTGTTGTTGTTGAAGCTCAGTATCGACACGTCGCCGAACGAGCCGCATGCCGCGCCGTGAGCTGAGCTACCCAACGCCTCGGCTGCGTCCTCGATCATAGGAACGCCGTAGGCATTGCAGAGCGCGGCCGTGGTAGCGAGATCGGCCGGGACGCCCAATAGATCCACTACGATAACGGCGGCGAGCCTACGTCCGGTTATGGGAGAATATCGGCCGCTCTTGCGTAGCACTGACATATCAAGGAACTCTGCCAGCAATCCGCCTGCGTAGACGCCGCTCAACCCGTCGTGGTTCACGTCGAGCAACAGCGGATGCGCGCCGCAATACGTCACCGCATTGGCCGCCGCAATGAACGTCATGTCGGGCACTATGACCTCGTCGCCGGGCCGGACGCCCACCGCCAGCAATGCGAGGTGCAGCGCGGCGGTCCCGCTGGACACCGCAACGGCGTGCTCGCGCTGGCACTTCGCGGCCAGGAGCATTTCGAGTTGGTTGATGTAGCCATAGCCGACCGGCTCATTGAGCGCGCAGTGCGCGACGTTCGTGAGGTCGATCATCGCTATGTCCGGGTCGTGCAGCCCGACCTTGCCCGGCCCTATGACGCTGCGTACCGCGTCCACGACCACGCGAGGGTCAAACGGCATTGCTGCGCTCCATCTTCGCGACCATGTCGCGCGCCTGCTCCAGATCGGCCGCCGTGTCGATGTCGATCGATCGTTCCTTCGGCATCCGGTACGCATAGGCGACGCAGTCCCACCACGTCGAGGTGAACACGAACTCGGTCCTGATCAGGAAGATCGCGCCGTTCGGAACCACGAGCGGGTCAATGGCGCGGATGTTGCGCAGCCGTCCGGCGTGGCCGACCTCGAACACGAGATCGCTCGGCGCGTCGGTGACCGAGATCACGGACTCGGCGCCGTTCTCTTCCATCAGTTTGATCGCTGCGCGAATGTCGTCGGCGGTGCGGAACGGGGACGTAGGCTGCAGCAAGAGCACCGCGTCAAACCCACTGTCCGCGTGTCGGCTCGCAAGCTCGCGCACCACATTGATCATGGGGACATCATCGCCAGCGAGAGCGGGGGGGCGATGTGGTGCGTGGCACCCGTATTGCTGTGCGATGTTGGCTGTGATCGGGCTGTCGGTCGAGACGTGCACGCAATACTGCCCCGCCGCGTGCGCCGCGTTGATCGCCCACACGAACAGCGGCCACTCGCCCAGCATCGCTAGGTTCTTCTGCGGGATGCGCTTGGAGCCCATGCGAGCGGGGATGATGGTAAGGATTTTCATTGAAAAAAAGACCTTGCGAAGAAACCCACGACGAGACCGAGCATAAGACCGACAATCAAACCATCGCGGCGAGAGTTTCTCATCGTCTGCATCAGATAGGACTCGGTGACATAGACTTGGCCGCCATCTATTTTGATTCTTGCTGCGCGAGGATCAATGGGCATCAATCCACCATCTCGTCTGCGTCGTAGTCCCGCATCGCGACCGTGCCGAGCCGCGCGTGATAGTCCATTGCGGAGTGGCCCCAGCCTGGGCGCTTCGCGGTGAGGTTCGCGCGGGTGAATGTCTCGCCCGCGCGGATCGGCTCTGCGGCGATCAGGCTCTTGCGCATCCGGTACGCCGTCTGGATCTCGCAATCCATCATCCGCTTTTCGCCGTCGCCCATCGCGGCCTCGGTCTCGCGGATGCGACGCACCATTTCCTCGAACATCTCCGGCGTAAGCGATGCATCATGGTCCGGGCCATCGTCGCTCCGGCTCAACGTGATGTGCTTCTCGATTATCACGGCGCCGAGCCCAACCGCGACGGCGGGTAGCGTGAGCGACGTGGTGTGGTCGGACCAACCGATCAGCGCGGGCCACTGCGCGATCATGCTTGGGATCGCCGCGAGGTTCGCGTCCTTCACGTCACACGGGTACGCGCTGGTGCAGTGGAGCAGCGTGAGTTGGTAATAGCCGACGAGTTCGCACGCCGCCGCGATCTCCGCATCGTTCGCCATGCCGGTGGAGACGATGAGCGGCAGCAACGTTTCCTCGGCGTGGTACAGAAACTCCGCGTTCGTCAGGTTGTCGCTGCCGATCTTGAGCCGGTCGACGCCCATCGCAACGAGAGCGTCAATGCTGCGCACGTCGGCCGGGGTGCAGAGAAACCGCATTCCGACCTGTTCGCAGTGCGCCTTGCACACCGCGAGTTCGTCCATGGCCAGGATCAACTCGCTGATCATGTCGAACTGCGCCTGCTCGTAGCGGCGGCTGATCTCGGCTTCGGGATGACTCGCCTGAAACTTCGCCGTGTCGGCGCCGGCAGTCTTCGCGGCGTCAATCAACTTCTTGGCGCGGTCCAGCGATCCGTTATGGTTCAGCCCGATCTCGGCGATGACTTCAACCACGATGTAAAAACCTTTTCGTATCTGTCGCGGCGCGTTGGACTTCGGTGTCCATCGTCATTGTTTCCGACAGTCTTCTCAGATCATCGCAGAACCTATCGATGGCCGACTCCGTATCAGCAGCACCGCCTTTGATGCTGCAAAAGTAGGTCAGCACAAATGTCGCAAGGATAAGTTCAGCCTCATCGCGCGGACTTACCGCCAAGAGCGTGAACAGATTTGCGAGTTGTCCATAGACAGCCTGCCCGGTAGTGGATTTGATCATGTCCGGATGCATCGGAACTCCTCGGGCGATGGGCCGATGAAGTGCTCGGGGAGGTGATGCGGCGTCACGCGGCCGGATCGGTTCAGAAACTTGCCGCTCTGGAGCACGCCGCAGCGCTTGCATTTGCGACGGCCATCGGCGCGCTTGCGCACCTTGACCTTTCCGCATTTCGGGCAACTCGGCATATGATGTCGGTCCTGAACTGCATCGAGGGAGCACCCTTCGCCCTATGTCTCACGGGCGCCCCCTACCAGCAGTGATTATCTCCGCAGGAGATAATGGGGGGCCGCATGGCCCCCCGGGCATATTAGCCACTCCTCTGAGACTCGGGGCAAGAGGTCATGGCTAAGTCGAACCTTATCCGGTCGCCGCGTCGGTCTTCGGCGCTTCGAGAACGCCACCGTTGCCGGCGTGCGCGATGTCGAGTTCGGCGAGCTTGGCTGCGTGATCGGCGAACAGCGCGGTGCGCAACTCTTCGCGCTTCTTGCGCAGTTCAGCCGACTTGATGGCGGCGATGGCGACGGCTTCCTGATCGAGCGTCTTCTGGAACATCGCCTTGTCGACCTTGCCGATGACCCACGCCAGTTCGTCGGTCGTGCCAAGATCGAAATCCACGTCGACCTCAATGATCTTGCAGACCGTCATCTTGTGGCGCGTGTTCGTCGGGACCACGACATAGTCGCCGACCGCGATGGTCTTGTCGAAGGTCTTGAACAACGTCTTCGGCGCGGTCTTGTCGTCGGCCTCATACGTCGCGTAGACGGCGCGAGCCGCGTCATTGATCAGGAAAACGGCTGTACTGTAGTTCATGTGAGACTCTCCATTGGTGTGAGCAAAACTATCGGATTTTGGCGAAGCGAATGCAAGTCTACGGATGATGTTTGACGGCGGCGCCCGGATCCCCGACGCGCTTACCATCGGTGCCAAACACGGCCCGGCCGCCGGTCGGCTCGATCATCGACCACGGGAAGCGATGCACGCCCAGCTTGGAGCCGACACCCATCGTGCGGATCACTGCGATCACGCCCCACGTCTCCTTGCGGACGACCTCGGCGAGCAGCCCGTCAAAGCCTCGGTTATCGTCGGTCGGGATAATCTGCACGATGTCGTGCGGCTCGATTGCCTTGATCAGTTCAGCGTCGTTGCGCATGTCACTCCCCCGGCTTTGTGACGCGCTGGCCCGCATCGTTCGTATCCCAGATGATCGGTGCGCCAGGGAGGCCGCCGCGTTCCGTGACAACCGGGGCCGGCGTCATATCCACCATGGCGCGGCTCTGCGCGGTCTCGCGTTCCGTCGCAATGATCGCGTCGAGCACCTGACGCACGTCGGCGGCGCGCAGCGCCCAGTCCTTGCCGAGCGACAGCACGACACGGTGCTGGTAGCGCGTGAAGTATTGCGTCACGCGCGGATCGGCCGGGCCGCCGTAGGTCCATGCGAGCAGCGCCTTGGCCAGATTGATTCTACCGACGTTGTCGGCCACCATCTTGTCCATGCTCTCGCGGCGTTGCGGTCCCCAGGCGAACGGGCCGCCGCCGAGCGGCTTCATCACGGAGCCATCGGCCTTGATGATCTCGACGGTCTGGCCGGCGTCGGTCGTGGTGCCGCGAAGGCTGTTCTCTTTGGTAATCATGCTGCCTCTGCCGCCCTGTATGCCGGGAAAAACTCGGCGTCGTTCGTGGGGTCGCGCCCCGCCTCGCTGGAGAGGCGAATGTACGCCTCGCGATCGAATATGCGGCGATAATTCCGCGCCATGAACCGGTGCTTTGAGAACCCCGCCTTGAACGCGAGCAGCGAGTCGCTCTCTGCCGACGTCGTGCCACCGCCGAGCAGCAGCCACGTGCAGCCGGCGCGGCGCGCGAGGCGGGCGGCTTCCATGATGATGCGGTCGTTCGCCCCGCGCGGCGCGTCGGCATCGTTACCCGTGAACTGGTAATGCGCGTGGTGATGGCCGAACAGCAGTAGCGATGCCGAGACGCGCGTATTGTCGTCGCCATAGGCCGCGATGAACTCGGCGCGATCGGGCCATAGCTCGGAGTTGTAGGCGCGGAAGTATGAGAGCGGAAACCGCCAGCGCGGAGCGACATGGTGGCGCTGCATCGTCTCAGTGTAGATGTCCCAAACCTTGTCGGCAATCACAGGGCCGATCTGCATTGCGGACGCCTTGACCAAGTTCTGCCGCCGGTCGGCGCGCATCCCCGCCGCGATCACTTCGTCGGTGCAGTCGATCCGCATCGCCACGGTCTGGCGCACGTCGCGCAGCACGGCGTCGGGATGGATGAGGCGGATTTGATCGCCGGCCATCATCGGGTGCAGCGCGCAGAACTCGGAGACGACTTTCTGTTCACCGCGCCAGCGTGCGAAGTCAACTTCCATCCACTCCGCGAGCGAGCGCGCCGAAGTCGATCGCATGTTGCTCACCGGGCCGCCGTGCCCGTACATGCTCGTCATGTCGCGATAGCCAGTCTCGCCGATATCGCGCAGCATGAACGGCTGCATGATGATCCATGCCTCCCACTCGTAGACAGCGCACATCGCGCGACCGCCGAGCGCTTCCTGGACGCGGCCGTAAGCCGGGCAGTAGTGGACATCGCGCAGATCGTGCGGCAGGCGGTCCCAGACATGCTGCCATTTGAGCGCGTCGGCGCCGTGGGCGGTGAGGACTTCAAACATTCTTGTTCGCCTTGCGCGCAGCCGCGCGCGTGCGCTTCACGTTCTTCTCGTCCACGCGCATGATGACCTCGCGCCCACAATCGATCGGCATCACGTCGGCGGACTTGTAGGGATATGCATAGTCGCTGATCTTGTTCAGCCGCGCATTGAGGCGGCGCAGGCGCCCGACCTGTTGCGTCTTGAACCCGCTACTTCCCCGGCGCTTTGCCCACCATGACAACGCGAGACCGACCGCGTTCTGCGCCATCGCGATATCGTCGCCCGTCAAAGTTTTCATGTCACTTCCCCGGAATGATGAGCGTCTTCTTCGGCGCGAGTATCTGACCCGACCGGGCCATGCGCGCGCGCCGGTCCTCCGGCGTCATGCGGCCGAATATGTTCTTCTGCATCGCGTCGGACACGTCGAGACCCATCGCGTCCTGCATCAGGAATATCGTTTCCTCCGGCATGTCGCGGTCGAACGTGATCGCGATGTGGCCCCGGATTTGATCCGAGCTGCCGATCTCGATTGAGTGCGGGCGCTTCATCTGCACCATGCCGGTGCCGAGTTGCGACTTCTGCGCGTCATCGCACACGTCGTTGACCATCGACCGAAACTTGCCAAGCGATGCGACCGGCACGGTGAGCGCGAACTGCGTGCCGTCCTCGATCTTGAACACCATCATCGCCGTGGCGCCGTCTTTCGAGATCGACCGCGCGACGCATTCCTTGACGTTCGCTGCGGGGATTGCGCCGGTCGGCTGTATCGCGTCGCTCATTGCGGGCATTCCTCTGTCTTCGTCTCGCCTGCGTAAGTCACGATCTTTGAACCTTGCGGCAGCACGTAGTAGCCGTAACCGCCGCAGCCCAAGCACCAACTCCGCATCGCAGGCAACCGCTCGTTTCCAAGATTGCGCACCTCGGGGAACGCGATGATCCCGGTCCCCTCGCACGACTTGCATTCGATGCGCTTTCTCATTGACGGCACGCTAAGCAATCGCCGAAGGTCCGTCTATAAGCACGTATTCCGGCGCTAGGCACGTCTTCCCATTGCGACATGCAGTTAGTTTTTCTGTCCTATGCATTGATGTGGACTTATCCCTGTGCCGCAGTAACTATCTTGAACGTGAAGGCAACCAATGGGGGACGGACATGACGGATTATAGCAACCACGTAGCGGTCGACGAAATCACCAGAGGTGATCTCAATAAGATCGAAACCACCAAACGCGACTTCGGCCTGCTTGACCGCAAGGGCCGCGCTATCGGCTATCTCTGGACCGTCCGACCGATCATGGTCCGCGCATTGTCTGAGGACGAGAAGGCGGCGCGACGCGCAGAGCATCGGGGCTGGCGTCTCGTTACTGCAGACGTGGTCGCAGCATCAGCACCGGTCGAAGTCCGCTTCCATGTTACGAAAAACGGCGTGTCGTTCGGCGCGAGTAACGGCTCCGAATATTACGGTAGCCGCGACATCGCCATGTCAGCGATGGAAGCGAAGGCCACGCAGGCGCGCAAGCGTTATGCGGCGAAAGAGCAGGGGGCACGGTGATGACCGCGATCATCATGCTCTCCCCGACCGCATGGCATCCGATCTGGAAATGGATCGAAGCCGCCGAGACGTTTGCGACGCGCGGCGAGGCGCTGGACTGGATCAAGACGTGCAACATGATGGGGAAGACGCCATGAGTCTGCTCACCACCACCGACGTGGACACGATGCTCGGCAAGGGCACGACCGTCCAAGTCACCGACATCGCCACGGGGCGCAGCATCGTGCGCCAGTGGTTCCAGCAGCATCGCCACATCTGGCCGTCAGTCGAGATGGACGTGGCGGGATGGTACGGCTGCGAGCCCGACGACATCTGCCTGATCGAGACGCGCGCGGGCGACCTCATCACGGTGCGCGGCGAGGTCGTCGCCAAGCTCGAACACGTCTAGCTACTTCTTCGGCATCGGCCGATTGCATGTCGGGCATCGCGGCGTAATCGATCGCGGTGCCCGTTGCGTTGGTGGCAACGACAGGTCCGCGTCGACCGCGAGCAGAGACACGTCATAGCCCGCCGCGTCGAGGTCGTTCACTTCGGCCGCGAGCAGTTCGCCGTCCCACTCGCTCAGCCGCGTGAGTTGGTTGTCGATGATGCGATAGGCGTGTTTTTCTTCTTCCGGCCACCCGATGGCAACACCGACTCGAACGTTCTTGAGCCCGCGCAACTTGGCAGCGGCGAGACGGCCTTCGCCAGCGATGATCTCGCCGAACGTCGGCCCCTTGTCGCCATCAACCAAAATGAGTTGCGTCTGCCCGCGACGGTCCCACGACTTTGCGATAAGCTCAATTTGTTCGGGGGAATGCAGGTTCGGATTGTCGGCGCGGGACTTGAGCTTGCCGATGGGCCACGTCTCAATGTGGTCGACCGGAGCGGAGAGGCGATCACCGGAAGCCCGTCGTGGCGCTCCCGGTGATCCCATGCTGCTTGCTCACAAAGTGTTCGGTTGAAATGTGAAACTGCGGGGGACCGCGAACCGGGAGGAACGCGGCCCCCTGGCGCCACGCGCAACCAATGGAGATCAGAAACTCGCGGCGCCGGACTCATATCGCCAATCGGACGGGCGAGGTCAAGCCGCGCCAATCTCGCGCAGCGCGTTGTCCCGAGCCACATTGATCTCTGCCATCATGCCAGTCGATCCGCCAGCGTCGGCGTGATGCTGCTTGGCGAGGTCGCGCCACCGCGCGTTGATGACATCGCGAGTCGCCGACCGCTTGTCGACGCCGAGAATTGTCCACGGCGATTTCGGCGGCGGCAGCGATACGAACCCGCTGAACGCGGTGTCAAGCATGTCACCGGAACCCCAACGCGAAATACCGCGCATCGCGTCAATCGTCTTTGCGATGGCCCAAAGATTGTCTTCGGGCTTATCCCACCGGTCGCATGCGAACGTCATTGGTTTGTCTTTGTAGCGGAAATAGACGGCAACCCCAGGGTCGGAAACGCTCTTGGCGCTCGCCAGCGGAAGACCGTCGCGACGCAGCGGTACGTTGGTCGACACCACGGCATTGCGCGCGCCGAGCCGTTTCAATTCGGCGATGACTTCACGCACCGCGATCCCAAATCCGGTGTTGAACCGAGACCGCTGGCGCCGATGATATTCTGTACGCCTGCGTCCTTCTGGCCAGTGCAGCGGATAGGCTTCGGTCATGCGTGCTTCTCCATCGGTTGCAGCAGCGCGGCGGGAACAAGACACCCGGGGCGCCCAGGCTCCGGCCCGTTCAAATGCGCCTTCCAATTATTCGTCATGCGATACGCGCGCAACACGCGCGCCCAGTCGTCATTTGAGAACTTCGCCGGGTCGAGTTCAACCACGTTCTGTTTCTGGTCCTGCGGGGCGTCGTCGGCGAAGCCGGATTGATTGAGCCACGTGATCGTCATCGGAGTGAACTTGGTCCCCAGGTCTCCGCTGGAGCGAAGCGCGGCGACGTGCCGGCGCATCCCGGCTTCGATTGTCTCGAGCGCCACACCGGCCGCGACGTGCGCCGCGAACCGGTCGAGCGCTGGTTGCTTGGGATCCCCGCCGACGCGGGATGCACGATTCGCCCAGAACCGTTCGAACGCGGCCACGGTCTCCGGCGGGGCTATTCGCTTCGCCCTTGGCGCAGCGAGAGGCAGTTCAGGCACGGCGTCGTGGCACGGCGTCAGGTCCCATTGCGTGCATCCGGGGACCGTCTTCATCAACTCGTCCAGCACGCGCGCGTTGTACAGGCACTCGTCGCGGCGCCAGAGCTTCTGCGCCGCAATCAGGCTATCCACCGCGCCGCGCAGTTTCTGCACCGACATGTTGCACCGCGCCGCGATTTCCTTCTCGCCATACGGCACAGGCCCCTCGGTGAGGTACATCAGCCCGACGATGACGTGATACGCCCGATACTCTTCGGGCGTCAGTTTCTCTGTGCCCTTGGACCATGACACGATGTCGTGCGTGTATTTGCGCATTCAATCCTCCGCGCCACATTGAAGCCCGCACTCCACGTCGTATTCGAGGTCGTCCGGTTCTTCGAACAGCGTCGGCGAGGCGCGGACTTGCTCGACCAACTCTTGAACCGTGTCGCGTTTGTCGAACCAGCCATCCTGTTCGATCTCGCGCGCCATCCACCACGGCGCAATTGCTGGATCATCGCGGATGATGCGTTTGCGGATGCCTTTGCCCTTCTGAAAGCACAGGTCGCAATTTCCCTCCCAAGGCTCCAGCCCAAGATCGAAGTCTTGCGCGCGCCAGAAGCCAAGCACACCAGCCTTGACGATCTTGGCTTTCGCGAGCGGGTAATGCACGCGGCGGCTTTCCTTTTCGGCGCGGTCCATCCCTTTGAAGATGCGCAAGCCTTCATCGTCGCGCAGTCCGATGACCTCGGCATACTGGCCCGGTTCTAGCCCGAGATGGGCGCGCATGTGCGCGAACATCGGGAGCACCTTGAGATATTGGGTACACCAGCGTTCATGGCCGTTCGGCAGGCGCTGCTTTTGGTTTATCAGAGCCTCGAACGGCTCGCCCTTGCGGCTGGCACTGTTGAACCCGACTTCTTCGTAACCTGGCTTGCCCGCGCGCCATTCAAGCCAATGCACCCAGACGCTCCAGCGGGTGGCGCACTCGTGAACGAACCGAAGCGTCTCGGGGCGCTCTTTGCCGGTGTTGGCGAAACACACTTGCATGTGGTCTGGGAGAGTGCCGCCATGCGCACGAATGATCTCGTGCAACATGTATCCGCTCGTCCGACCACCGCTGAATGATATCAGTGCAGGTCCATCGATAAGATAGGGATTGATCAACAGTCACTCCATCTTGTTGAAGTCGAGCGGCAAGCGACACGGGTCCACTACGTTGCGCACCGCGTTGTCGGCCACGGAAAGGAATATCTGCACCGCTCCGGTCGGCCCGTTGCGCTGCTTGGCCACGATGAGTTCGCACTTATTGTGCGCCTTCTCCATCGCGTCCATCCACTTGAAATGTTCTTCGGTCCCCACCTTCGGTTCTGTGTTCTGCAGGTAGTAGGACTCGCGATACACGAACACGACCACGTCTGCGTCTTGCTCGATCTCGCCTGATTCACGGAGGTCCGACAGGAATGGCCGCTTGTCGGCCCGTCCCTCGATCCCGCGCGATAGCTGGCACAGCATCAACACGGGGATGCCCAATTCCTTGGCCAGCATCTTACCGCCCGCCGTGGCCTCACCGACCTCGCGCACGCGCTGGCCGGCGTAGCGCTGGCTCGCCTGGATAAGCTGGAGGTGGTCGATCACCAGCAAGTCGAGCCCGTCGCGCCGCTTCATCCGCCGTGCCATGGACGCGATCTGCGAGAACGTGAGGCCGCCGCGCTGCTCGATCGTGAGCGGGATATCCTTCATCCGCAGTGCGGCGCGCGTGATGCGTTCGAATTCTTCGGGATCGACCTTGCCCGACCGCAGCCGGTGATACGGGATGGCCTTCTCGCTGTCGTAAAGCTCGTCCGATATCAGGCGATGCCCGATCGGCGCCGCGCTCATCTCCAGCGATACCAGCAGCGTCTTGTAGCCGCGCTTTGCGATCTGGCGGCAGCACGATATGGCAACCGCGCTCTTGCCCATCCCTGGACGGCCGGCGAGAATCAACAACTCGCCGCCCTGCATGCCGAGTGTCTTGTGGTCCAGTTCATCGATCATCCACGGTATGCCGGTCGGCACGCCATCGTTCTGGTACGCCGCCGCCGTCGCGTCGACAGCCGCAATCATCGCATCGTTTGCCGTCACGCGCGGCGAGTGCGACCGCGACCGCGCGCCGACGATGTGGTCGAGCATGTCGATGGCATCGATCGCCAGTTTGTCGGGGTCTTCCGGCCTGTCCCGCCACAGCGCGGCGCCGAGCGCGGCGATGCGGCGCTGATCGGACAGGTCCCGCACCGCCTGCGCGTAGTCCGGCACGCCCATCGGCAGAGCCGCCTCGGTGCAGACCCGCGCCAGATACGCTTTCACGGTTAATTCACTCTGGCCCTTGCCGAGCAGCCCATGATTTGCGGTCTCACCAAGCGCCGCGATCAACAGCCGCAGATCGATCTTCTTCCCCGCCGCGTGCGCGTCAGCGATCAGGCGCCACACCTCGCGGTGAATCGGCTCGTAGAAGTCGTCCGCTGTGATGATGTTTTCGGCGAACCGGAACGTGTCAGGGTTGACGATGACAGAACCCACGAGCGATTGCTCAAGGGCTATGTTGGCGATCGGCTGCTGCGAACGGTCAAGCATCACGTCCTCGCTTTTGGAATGAGAACGCTGACATTCTCCGCGCGCCAATCTGTCTCGTCGCGACTTCCTTTGCCACGATTGCAGTCGTCGCAAAGCACTTGGAGATTGGTGGTCAACAACCGCATATGCCAGAAATAGCGCAGCGGTTTGACGTGGTCAGTAACGATCTTGGAATCCGGCGCCGTGGCTCCGCAGCACTCGCACTTTCTGCCGCGCGCTATCTTGACGTCATAGCTCAGACGTTTCCATTCCCAAGAGTCATAAAACGCGTTGATGTGTTTTTGCGATGGGGCGCTCGTTCCGACATGATCGGCGTCGAATGGCTTGGGATCAAACTTCCTTGTTGGTGTAGGCAACCCTCCCAGCACAAATCCTTTATCGACGATGCTCTTTGCGAGGCGATGTTTTGTCAATTTTGTCAGCTTGTAATCTAGTTTGATGCCGAGATTGTCGGCGACGATGAGTCCGGCCTGTAAAATATTCATATTGACGTAAGGAATTCCAAGCTTTCTGAGCGATTGCGTGATCACTCGGTTTGCCTCTACCTGCTCAAAGTGCCTCTTGTTCAGGTTCTTTTTCACTTCTACTAGCTCCACTTTGTCTCTGTCCGATGGTGAGGGTAGGGTTCGGAGGCCACACCCCCCTTACCCCCAAGGGCGAGACCCTCGGAAGGTACGGGGAGCGCGGCCCGTTTCTGTCCGATGGAGCCGGGCAGGGAACGTCGACCACGACCGATACTTGGCCCGTTGCGCGTCCGGTCTGGAGCTTTGCCCCTACACCCTGCGCTGCCGCCCCTAGCGGGGAGCCGCGTTCCTTGCGGAGACGCAGCCTGTTTGGCGGCCGTCTTTGTGGGCAGGGAGGGTTGAATGGGGAACGGAAATAGAATATCTCCGTTGCCAAGTGAGCTACCGCTGTGCCCTGCCAAGAGAACAATCGGTAGCTTGTCTTATCGCCCGGATGGAGCCTCGGCTCTCCGGGCGATTTGCATTTCTAGCGCCACATCCGCCGATTTTGCAAGTCCCGCAGCCGCTTGGGGCTGGCGCATCGACTCACCGCTAGGGGTTGATGTCAAGCCGGAGTTGCGAAAAGAGGACCGGCGTCGGCCTGGGGAAACAGCGCCTTGGCGATGTGCGCCCGGCCTTCCTGCCGCCCCATCGGGAACGCCTCGACCCGCGCGCGCGCCAGCTTGTAGGTCTCGGGGTCTTTCTCGATGCCGATCACGCGGCGCCCGGTGGCCATCGCCGCGAGGATGGTGGTCGCCGAGCCCATCATCGGGTCCAGAATGAATTCGTCGGGCTGGGTGAACAGTTCGATCAACTCCATCATGAGCGCCACCGGCTTTTCGGTCTCGAACGCCCCGTGCCGGTCCGCGTTGTTCGTCGGATGCGTGAACAGGTTACGCCGGCCGCCTCCGTTCCAGCGCGATACGCCGGTGCCGCACCATGCGGTGACGAACGCCTCCACCGCGAACGCTGGTCCTTGGCCATTGAACTGCGGCGCCGCGTCGGGCTTGTACCAGAAGCACGCCCGCTTATAGCGCGCCTTGGCTGCCTCGATCTCGTCCCGCCATGCCGCGATCCCCTCGGGCGTACAGAACGCCACGAGCCAGCCAGTGCAGCGCGGCACGAGCAGCGGCACCAGCACCTCGCGCACGCCGTCGATCGACTTGAATTTGACCGGCCTCGGATTGGCGTGGCCATCTGTTCGAATGCGCCGAATCGCTCCGTAATTCTTCCGACCGCGCGCGCCCTCCTTGGAATTGTGCATGTGCTTTTCATAGGGCGGATCGAAGATCACCGCGCCGAACTTGCCGCGCAACTTCGGAATGATCTCCATGCAGTCGCCGCGATAGAGGCGCACCCGCCCCTTGTTGAATGTGTCAGGCTCCAGCCGCATCTCGGTTCTCCATTGGTTGCTCGGACATGACGTGCGCGCCGTAGGCGGCGATCAGGAGGGCTTCCGCCCGCCCGTGGTCCCGCTTGCGCTCGATCATCGGCGCCGCCTCTTGGAACCGGCGAATCGCCAGGATGCGGCTCTTTTCCTTCGTCTCGGCGGTCGTCAGCTTTGGGGGTTTAGGATCGCCCTTCCGCCGGGCCACAATCAAGCCGTGGTAGGCTTTCCAGACTTGGGGGCGCACCAGCCGCATCCGAATTCCGGCGCACTGGATCGCGCTCTCAATGGCACCGGTGGCGCGCCCGAACCGGAACCCGGCCGGGCCGGCGAACGCGGGACCGGCCCAGACCTCTTCCACGAACACCACATCCGGCCGGTGGAGCGCGAGCCATTCCATCAGGATCCGCCCATGCACCCGGCGGCGCTGGCCCTCCCAGAACACCGGGATATCGGCCAGCACGATCTCTGCGCCGGGCTCGTAGACCGCGAGGCCGCCGCTCAGGCCAGGGTCACAGGCTCCGATTCGCATCCGCTCGCCTCTTTACGCGCTCCTGCCGGACGAGCCATGCGAGACGCTTTCGCGTTCGCTTGCCTTCAAACTTCACAGGCGGGTCGCGGCTTATGTGGCGACGGCGCGCCAGCCCTGCGCGCTCCGCGATGCGGGAAATAGTGCTGTCTGAGGAATTGAACTCGGTGGCGAGGACCGCCAGTTTTTCACCGTTGGCGTAGCCGTCCACGATGGCCTGCCGTTCCCAATCCTGCAGCCGCTGATATTTCTTGCGCATTCCTCACCCCATGAAAAAGGGGCGGCACTTCCGCACCGCCCCCGCTCCAATCGCACGCGAAACCTGCTCGATATCAGTGGAACTTAGCGGCTTCGGCCTCGTCCATCTCGCCGGCCAGCGGCGTCGGCGTGGCTTCCGCCTCGGCCTGTTCCGCCCGCACCTCGCGCCGGTCTTTGAGCGACACCACGCCGGACTTCATGTCCTGTTCCGTCTTGCCGCCGGTATCGTCGGCGCCGTTCTTCTTCGCGGCCTTGGCGGCTTTCGCAGCAGCGGCTTCCTTGACCTTCGCGGACTTGGCTTCGTCGGCGGCTTCCTTCTCGCGTTCCTTGCGGTCTTCCAGCATGTCGGCAGCCGCCAGCGAGTCGTATTCGCCGTGTTCGCGCATCAGGTCGACGTGGAACAGCAGTTCGCTCAGGGCGACGCCGCCCTTCTTGAGATAGCGGTCGAAAATCTTGTCGATCTGGTAGGCGCCCTTGTGGAGGTTTTCCTTCTCCACGAAATCGTTGACGATCCCGCCGACCGTGCCGCGCAGACCTTCCATCTCCTTGGTCGGACCCTTGATGCGCTTCTTGAGGCGATCGTATGCGTCTTTGCTGATGCCCTGCGTCGTGGACGCGGTGGCTGCATGGATCTTCGCGGGCTTGCGGGGCTTGGCGGCAGCGGGCTTCTTCGCCGCCGCCTTCTTTTTCGCTTTCGCCATGACGGCTCCTGTGTGTGAATTTCTGGACAGAAACCGCTTATGCTTTTGCCGTCACATTTGCAATCGCTCGATCTCGTAGGGAGTGAGTTGGACGCGGCCGAGCCCGGATTTGTGGGTATGGTGGGGGCAATATTTGGCGCCCGAGGCGGTCACGTCGTTGCAGAAGAAGAACGCGGCGGTGCCCGGCTCTCCGAACGGCCAGTGGCACCGATCCTTTTCCAACTCCCAAAGCTGGCACCGCCGCTCGATCGGCACCGCCGCCGCGTCGGCCGTGTCGTCGAACCACTTCGGCGCATGCGGCTTGCCGCCACGGAGCGCGGTGAACCCGCCGCCCTGATGGGCGATCGACCGGCGCTGGACGTGCGCCACGATGTGCTTCTGTGGCCGCGCCGGTAGCCCGAGGTTCTTCGCCTTCTTGAGCACCGCGTCGCCGCTCACCGGCCGATAGTCGGGAAACTTCGCGTTGAGGTCGGCAGCGACCTCCTTGTAGCCGAGCGTCGTAGACGACCAGATTGAGGTCAGCCGCTCAACGCGCGGGTCGGGCCATGCTTGGGTTTGCATCGGGTAGGGCTCCATTGGTTGCAGAAAATTGGTGTCTGTCTCTGTGAGAGGGTTAGGGGGACGGTCAGATGCGCCAGCTTTCAACAATCACGTCGGCGATGTCGGTCGTGTGTTCGTTGATGGCCGCAGCCAATTTGTCGGCGAAGTCGGTGGCATCATCTTCGGTGGTCGCGGCAAACACGCGCTCGCCTAGATGAACATTCCATGCGACGGAGCCGTCCGAGAGTTTTTCGGGGACGACGAAAACCGTGATGCTGGGTTCTGCTTCGGTCTGTGTGGTCTGGCTGGTCATGTCGTCGTCTCCATCGGTTGCAGTTGCATCCCCACGGTAGCTATTTCCCGTGTCTCCGCAAGAAGTACGTTTTCCCATTTCGGACGCGCGATAGGAAATCTGCCCTACTGCAATGCGCGAGACGACGCGCTATGGTCGGGCGACAACCGATGGAGAAACGGAATGCTTGAGGTCTTCGTGCCTCGCAACTTCGCGCCCGCGAGCGTGAAGCTGATTGAGACGGCAAACGACATTCTCGCGGAATATTCCGAACAAGGTTTGGTGCTTACGTTGCGCCAACTCTATTATCAGTTTGTCGCGCGCGGGCTCATCCCGAACAAGCAGACCGAATACAAGCGGCTCGGGTCAATCATCAACGATGCACGGCTCGCCGGTCTCGTTGACTGGGACATGATGGAAGACCGGACGCGCAAACTGAACACCATCAGCACGTGGAACAGTCCGGCCGAAATCATCAAAGCTGTGTCGCGTCAATACAAAGAGGACTTGTGGGCGACGCAGAAATTCCGCCCCGAAGTCTGGATCGAGAAAGACGCGCTGCGCGGCGTGATCGAGCGCGCATGCCGCGAACTGCGTGTCGAGGAATTTGCATGTCGTGGTTACACATCGCAATCGGCGCAATACGAGGCTGGCAAGCGGTTCGCCGCATATCGTGCGAACGGACAGACGCCGGTCGTCTTTCATCTGGGCGATCACGATCCGAGCGGCATCGACATGACGCGCGACAATCAAGAGCGACTGTCAATGTTCGCGGGCCACGACGTCAAACTGATCCGGCTCGCATTGAACCGCGATCAGATCGACGAATACAATCCGCCGCCGAACCCCGCCAAGGAAACCGACAGCCGCCACGCCGGTTATCAAGCCGAGCACGGCGACGAGTCATTCGAACTCGACGCGCTCAATCCATCAGTGATCGACCAGCTTATCCGCACGAACGTAGAGCGCCTGATCGACCGCAAGAAATGGGACCGCGCGCAGCGAGATGAGAACTACAACATGCGCAAGCTCACTCGCCTGTCCGATGGATGGGACGAGATCACGGCCGATCTCTGATGGCCAAGCGCGGCCACATCAGTCTTACTGAACGTCTTGCGGCGGCGCTCTCATGCATTTTGCCGCAAGACGTACGCGACGATCTGCGCGCGCGGCGCGTACCGGCGGCGGAAGTGATCGCGCTGTTCGATATGCATCACATCCGATTTCACTCGATCGACTGTGACGACCGCTGGCACAATCTGCACCCGATGCTGCGCGCCGATCACAAAGCCCGCACGCCGAAGGACATCAGCGCAATCGCCAAGGTCAAACGCCTCGCCCGCGTCACCGAGGAAGCATCCCGCCGCCTGCTCGCCAAAGAGCCCGGCAAGTCCGCAAGGCCGAAGTCGAGATGGCCGAAACGTAAAATGCAATCGCGCAACCAATGGAGCCGAAAATGAGTTTGATCGAATCTGTGAATGTGCCGGAAGGAAAACGCGGGCGCTGGACTGTCAAGCGATTCACCGTGTCCGAAGAGAGCGCCAAATTCACGGCGTTACGCGCCGCGATGAAGGGGCGCGGCTACGTGCCAGCCGGCACCTATACACAACTCCACTGTGACGGTCGCGGCATCGTCATGTCGGATACGCCGGACGAGCGCTACGATCATTCGTATCCGGTTCACCGCGCGCGGGGCCACGTGCTCATCAACGGCCTTGGCATCGGCATGGTGCTCGCCGCGTGTCTGCGCAAGCCCGAAGTGACGAAGGCAACCGTTGTCGAAATCGACGCCGACGTGGTCGCACTTATCAGCCCGAGCTACACAGACCCGCGCGTCGAGATTGTCACGGCGAGCGCGTTTGACTATCAGCCGCCAAAGGGCGTGCGCTACGGCATGGTCTGGCATGACATCTGGGACTCGATCTGCGGCGATAATCTCGCCCAGATGACGCGCCTCAAACGCAAATACGGCCGACGCACGGACTGGCAAGGCTGCTGGTGCGAAGCGCAATGCAAACGCGCGCGATAGCCTCACCACGCAACCGATGGAGCAAGCGATGATCAAATCAATCAAGTTTGACGGTAAGCCGATCGCCAAGCCGGGCCTCTATGAAAATGTGCCCATCGATTTTTATCACAGCGCGAAGGCGTGCGCGGGCGTGTCGATCTCGTCATCCGGCCTGCGCACGCTACACGCCAAGTCCCCGAAGCATTACTTCGACACGTCCCCCTACAATCCGAATCGCGAAGAGCCTGACGAGAAAGAGCACTTCACGACCGGCCGCGCCGTGCATCACCTCATGCTCGGGCAACCGTTCTTCGCCAAGGAGTTTGTGATCCAGCCGAAGGAAATCGCGGACGACGAGGGCGTACTGAAACCGTGGCACGGCTCACGCACGGTCTGCAAGGACTGGATGGCGGTTGCGGCGAAGCACAAAAAGACCGTGCTATCCGGCAAGACGGTCGACCACATCAAGGGCATGGCGCTCAGCCTCGGCACCAACCCGTTCGTGCGCGCCGGCATCCTCAACGGTCTGATCGAGCGCACCATCGTGTACCGCGACGAGGAGACGGGCATTTGGGTCAAAACGCGCCCGGACTCGATTCCGACTTCCTCGGCGGATTATTCCGATCTCAAGACGACGCTGTCCGTGGCGTGGATCGACATGATGCGCACGATCAGCGATTACGGCTACCATTGTCAGGGTGCGCTGATCCGCACTGCTGTTGAGAAGGTTCTCAAGATCGACCGCAAGCTCTTCACATTCTCGCTGGTGTTCGTCGAGAAGACACGGCCGTATTGCTGCCGTGTCGTGCAGTTGAAGCCCGACGATCTCGACCTCGGCGAACAGGAAAATCGGCTCGCACTCAACCGCTTCGCCGAGTGCGTCGCCAAGAAGGAATGGCCCGGCCCCGGTGAAGGGCCAGAGGCAACCGACGACGTGCCGTATATCGATCTCACCGACTGGTATCGCGAGCGGGCCAAGGCGCGCATCAAGCGGCTGACCTCGGAGCCAACCACGAACTAGGACCGTCAACATGGTATGGCAACGCGGCGAGATGTGCGGTTCTTGCGCCGGCCGCAGGGGCACGGATGCGAACGCATCGACGGACACCGTGAAGACGCTGGCGGAATGCATCGCATCCGGCGAGCCGTTCTATTGCCACGAAAGCGTCGCGGTTCTGGACCCGAACGGCACTGCGATCGACAAGGACGGGAACCGCTATCGCAAACTCCCGTTCGAACGCTGGCGCCTCTGCCGGGCGTGGATGAACGCATGTCCTAACGGCGGAACACGTTCCTAGCGACACCCGCGCGGCGAAGTGCCATGCTGCGCCAACCCAATGGAGACGACACGATGAGCATGACTGAACAAGACGGCCCGCTGCGCACCGTTGACGAGAAGATTGCGGCGCGCACGCAAGAGATCGAGCGGCGCATCGACCCCAGCGCGACGCAGTCTCTCACCGCTGGCGCCGAGTTCGGCGGCGTGCGAATCGAGAACATGCTGCAAGTGATGGAGATGGCGCGATTGATGTCCGTCTCGCAGCAGGCGGTCCCGGCGCATCTCCGCGCCAATCCCGGCATGTGCCTCGCAATCTGCTTGCAGGCCGTCGAATGGAAGATGTCGTGTTTTGCAGTAGCGAATAAGTCCTACGTCACGAATGATCGGCTGAACTACGAGTCGCAACTCGTTCACGCCGTGATCGAGGCCCGCGCGCCGCTCAAGGAACGGCTCAAGGTCCGTTATGAGGGTGAAGGCGACGACACGGTATGCATCGTGTCTGGCATCTTCCGAGGCGAGACCGAGCCGCGCGAACACCGGTCGCCGAAGTTGCGCGAAGTTATCCCGCCGAAGAATGATCGCGGCCAGATCAAGGGCAGCCCACTTTGGACGAAAAAACCTCTCGTCCAGCTTTTCTACGATACATCGCGCGACTGGATTCGCATCTACGCACCCGATGTGCTGCTCGGGATTTACACCCCGGACGAGCTTGAACAATATGACGTCGGCGCCGACGCGCGCGACGTGACCGGTGCCGGCCAGACCCTCGCCGAGCGCCTCGCGGCCCAATCCGGCAACGGCGCCCCTGCGGAGGGGTTCCGCGACGGGGTGGTAGAGGCCGGACTCAACGGGGATCTGGACCATGGCCACGCCGGGGCAGAGGCGGGCGCTGGTGCGGCGGCCGAGACCGGGGGTGATGGCACCAAGAAGACCCGGACGCGCGGCAAGGGAGCCCGGGCGAAGGCTGCGGATGCGCCCCAGGCAGAGCCCGAGCCGAAGACCGTAGACGAGTCGGTGGAACAGCGGATGGACGATGCGCGCGCCGAGCCGCCGGCCGATCCTGTCGCCAAGGCTACCGCAGCCGTCGCCGAGGCCAACGCCCAAGCTACGCCGCTCCCGAAGAACCCGTCCCAATACGCCGCGTGGTTCTACGCATGGCTCCCGGACATGGGGTCAAAAGAGGACATTGACGACCGCTGGGGCGCGGAGCGGAACATGCGCAACCGCATCGGCGTCACCGCCGAGGACCGCGAGCCGCTGGAAGCCGCGAAGGCGAAGCGGATTGCCGAAGTGCCAAAGAGAAACGACGATGAGTGAAGACCGACGATGGGGGTTGGTTCTGGCTGGCCTCGCAACTGCGTTCGCAGCGATGATCGGGGGCGGAATTTATTCGATAGTGCACCCCACCGGAATCCCGGTGGAAGACTTCGTCATTCTCGTCGCCGAGCACTACCCGCCATGCCGCGCAGCCGGAGGCACAGAAACCGAATGCCGCCAGCGCGTAAGGGACCACTGGCCGCGCTAACCCTTCCTCAACCATTCCGGGCTAGTGTGGCTGCAACCGATGGAGAAGACGATGAGGATTTTGCTGGCATACTGGGTCATCGGATGCGTTCTCGTAGGTCTCGTGGCGGGTTATTCCATCCGGACATGTCCGAACGATCCGGTGCTACCATCCGACCTTGTTCTGTTCGTCGCGGTATGGCCCGCGACGTTTGCGGCCACACTTACTAGCGGCCCGTTACCGCCACGATCTTGCAATGTGAAATCGCCATGATGTCGCGCACCGACCCCGACTTCTGGCGCCACCTCCAAGACAAGAAGGCCGAGCGCGACCGCGAGTGGCTGGCCGGCAAAACGACGGACGCCATCTACACCGGACGCCTGCTCGCCTACGGCTATACGCCGTCGTCGGCAGCGACTGAACTGAGCCTGTTGCGCATGGCGGCGCAAGAGCGGAAAACAGTCGCAGCGCGGTGATGTCGAGATAGCGGACTGAATGGAACCACTCTGGTACGTGACGAAGGATGGCGATGTCTCCTGCCTCGAACTCTACGAACGGCACTACAGCTGCAACCGTTACGCTGACGGTCGCAAGCGAAGCCAGTTCGTCGGTCCCGGAGAACACGTCGTTCTTCGGACAGGCGATGCCGACGCCATGTTCGTCTGGCGAAAGTTCATTGACGACGCGATCCCGAAGCAAGAAGGCATCAACTGCGCCGTCTTCCGAAACGAAAGCCGCCACCTATCTTCCGAGCTTATCCGACAGGCTGACGCCGTTGCTGATTTCTGCTGGCCTCGTGAGAGGCACTACACATACGTCAATTCGCAAGCAGTCAGGAGCCGCAATCCGGGCTTCTGCTTTGTGGCCGCTGGATGGAGACGCTGCGGAACAACCCGCGGAGGTCTGCTCATCTTGGAGCGGCGCAGTCATGCCGAATAAACGCGCCGGAGGGTGAGATGGACGACACGTTCAAAGCAATTGCTGAAGACGCCGTTGCGCTTCTCAACGAGTGGGATCGGAATTTGTGGGATACGCCGGGCAGCAGATATGTCCGCGCGCCAGATCTCGTTGACCTAGACCGGCGCATGAAGGCCATTCCGGCCGCGCAGGAGTGGCAGGACATCAGCACGGAGCGATTGTGTTCAGCTCTGGATACTGCGCTGCGGCAGTGGCGGATGTACGCAAATTGTACCGAAGCGAGAGACGAATTTGATCTTGTTTCAGAAAAATCTGCGGAAGCCGATTTGTATCGAGAAGGCATGGCGGTTCTGGATTCGGCATATGCCGCCCTCAGAGCCCGTCCGCCCGTAGCAGTAATCGCCGATGAACGGACCAAATGAATGTCCTCGACCTTTTCAGCGGGATTGGCGGTTTCAGCCTCGGGCTCGAACGAGCCGGAATGCGAACCGTCGCGTTCTGCGAAATCGACCCTTGGTGCCAGGCCATCCTTTCCGAAAACTGGCCGGACATTCCGATCCATAAAGATATCACCACCCTCCGAGGTCGCGATGTTGGACCTGTCGACCTTATCTGTGGCGGCTTCCCCTGCCAGGACGTGTCAATTTCCAATGTTACAGGCGCCGGCCTCGATGGTGCCCGCAGCGGACTATGGTTCGAGTACGCCAGAATTATTGGCGAACTACGACCGCGGTTCGTCATCGTGGAGAACGTCGCAGAGCTGCTTAATCGAGGGATGGGAAGAGTTCTCGGAACGCTGGCCGACCTCGGGTATGATGCTGAGTGGCGAGTGCTTCGCGGCCTCGATGTCGGACTACCCTTCATCCGTGAGCGGGTCTGGATTGTTGCCGAGCCCCAACGCGAGGGACGGCAAAGACGTTTCCAGTACCTCAGTTCACTTGGCATCGAGGCAACGCCATCAGCCGAGCGCCGCCACCAGGCTATTAGAACGCGGGTTGAACTGGAAGCTTATTGCCACAGCTTACGAGCTGATGATGGGCTTTCCGTTACGATGGAGCGCGCCCGTATACACGGCCTCGGGAACGCCGTCGTCCCGCAAATCCCGGAAGCGATCGGGCGGGCAATCATGAGAGCCGCAATATCATCCCAGAAGCGGGGCACCGATGGCACGATTTGAAAAAGGCCAGCGACCGTTCGACAAACTGTTGCCGATGAAGACGTGTCATGAGATTCGCTTGTGGCGAACCTGCTCTGAGTGCCAGGAACTCGGCGGCAAAAACAGCATGCTCAGCAGCGGAGATGGTTTCTGGCATGGGCGCTGCTTTGCCAAGCGGTTCGGGACTGAGCGGATGCTCGAAATGCCCCGCGAGCAACTGGCAACTTTAATGATCGGGGATTTGGGGGTGCGCCTCATGCGTCTTGTGCTCGATGGAGTTGAAGGCGCGGTCACGCAGGATAAACGCGCCACATGACCGACATCGCCCACCAATCGCAGCTCGCGCCGGCCGAGAACAAATTCCACGTCGGCAACGGCGACGACGGCAAGCACTATTGGCTAACGCCGCCGAAGATGCTGGCGGATCTTGAGGCGGAGTTTGGGCCGTTCGATTTCGATCTGTGTCCGTTTCCGCTCCCAGAAGGATTTGACGGACTCACCTGTGAGTGGGGAGCGTCGAACTACGTCAATCCTCCCTTCGGATCCATCATGCATGAGGGCAAGAAGAAAGGCCCGACAGCTTGGGTCCGCAAGGCGATTGTCGAGTGGCAGAAGGGCAAGCGCGTCGTGCTGGTCTACCCGATCGACAAATGGGTGCTGATGCTGCTCAAGGCGATCCTCGGCGACCACGCCAGCGTGCGCAATCTTGGCGATGTGCGGTGGCTCGCGACCGAAGATGGATCTCGAGGTAAGGGTACCGGGCGACACATCGCCTGCTTCATTCTGGAGCCTGCCACGCTTAACATCCATCAACGAGGCACAGAATGATGAAAGTTTTAATGGCTACCATGATCCTCTGCGCGGCGGGGATGTGTTTCGCTGCTTTTATGATGCACCGCTCTGCTTGCGATCTTCATGTATGGGCAGTTGATCGCATGTCTGATCCAGCAATGCGGAAATCCTATCAGGGCACATTCTATCGGTACTGTCGGTTCGTGGCCGGGCGTGCCGCGCTAACCACATCACAACGGACCAAAGGAACACCGCATGAATGACGCCACCGCGCAGGAATTTGAATCGCAGCAGCAAGATGCCCCCCGCGCCGAACACGTCCGCGTTCGTTCGTTCGTAAGTCGACCGCACCGACCGCTTCCGAGCGAGACCAGTGTCACCGCAGTATCGGACGAGATCGAACAGAGCGCGCTTCGGTTCTCAACGTTGATCGGAAATCTGCGAGACAGTGAGCGCAGGGCGCGCGACGACTTGGCTCATGCGCTCGCTCGTGCCGACCAACTCGAAGCTCGCGTCACGCAGATGCAGTCCGAACTGAACACCGCCAACATGCAGCGCAACGCCGAGCGTGACGAGTGCGTCCGGCTCATGTCGATCCTCGCTAATATGGGGAGCCTGATCAATGACGCGATGGATGGGGCGCAGTGATTCGCGCCGCGCTCATCGCTGCTTTGCTGCTGGCCCCGGCCACAGCCGACGCGCGCAAACAGCGTTACATCATCAAGGCGCACAAGCGAGATCCGGCGCCAGAGCCCCCGCTGGCCGACATCGGACCGCGCGTCGTCAAGATCGAGCGCGTCGTGCCGTGGAAATTATGGTGCGAGAGAATCGGCGGTGGCGTCGACTGCTAGGGCGCAGCCTTGATCGTCACCAGAGATTCCGGCATTACCGCAACCACCGACACGGTGAACTCTCCGACCAACGGCAACCACATCGAGCAGATGTTGGTGGCGTGTCCGGATAGCCGCCATACCCCCGGCGCCAGACCACCTGGAACCTTCGTGCCGCGACATTTCGGCGGTAGTTTCCCGACCGAGAGTGGTGTGGAGATTGTGTGCGGGTCAAGGTTGATCATCTTGGCGTTGCGATCAGAGACGTTCAGCGGAGTGAGGTCGGCGAACGTCTGGCCGGGGCATATCCGCTTCCACTCGACTTCATCAAAGCAGACCTTGGGTTCGCTGCCGGCCGAGATCGCGGCGTCCTCGAAGTGGACCGCGCCATGGTTTCCGAATGAGAGGGCAGGGGCCGCGATGACCGTGTGCCAGACGATGACGCCCGCCGTGACGATGATCGCTGCTGTGGCCGGAACCACGATGCTCCTATGAAACGCTCGGAGGGATGACCGGGCCGCTTGTGACGAACCCTTTGTAATGCTTGATATCATCGAGGTCTTTCCTGATCAAAAGAATATGCTCGTCCGCGCGAGCCTGCCGTTCCTCATAACGGGCCGATTTCACAAGAAGGTCGCTGAGCGTCTCAAGCTTTTCTTTTATTTCCTTGTTCTCTGCGTCGAACTTCTGTTCCAAAGAATCGTGCCTTGTCGATAGGACCGCGACGGTTTGCTTCAAGCCAAAGTAAGCGATGACCAGAACGCCGATCTGTCCGCCGATCCACTTCCAAAACTCGGGAGACAAATCAAGCATCGGGCGTTCCGGCGGTCTGGAGTATATTACCGAACATCCTACGCAGAAACCGACCGAGGCGTGAAAAATATATTCACGCAACTAAAGGGCAGGCTTGGCCTCGTAGGCGCGGCACTTTGCACGCGTCGTGCCGTAGTCGTCCACCAACGTGCCGACAGCAGAACCCGCCGGCAGCGCCTTCCGTTCCGCCGCTGCCTTGGTCTGGAAATCGGCTGCGTAAGTCTTGAGCGGCGGGCACTGGACCTTTGCGATCACCACCGTGGCGCCGGGCTCGGTCAGGGTCTGGAGCATGGCGCATCCCGGTAGGGCCACGGCGGCGCAGACAAGCGCGACGATACGCCACATCAGAAGGCTCCCTTATTGAGGGCGTCCACCGTCGCGGCGCTATCCAGCGGCACCACAGCGGCGGCGCGGCGCTCCGCAGCGGCGGTCTCGGCGTTGACCGCGTTCGCAGCCCGGGTCGCCCCAAGCTGCTCCTGGGCCGCAGCCGCGCGCTGCCCGTCCATCCAGTTCTTGATGAGGGTGCCCAAGAAGCCGAGCAAGAGCCCGACGCCCTGCGATGCCATCCACGCCGCTGCGCTGGCCCCGATCGATGCCAGCATGGCGTTACGCCGCCGGAGCGGCGGCCGGCACCACGGCGGGCTTGGCCAAGACCGGCGCGGGCGCCTGAGCGGCGGCCGGGTTGCTCGTCGGGAACACGGTCGGGTTCGACGCGGTCAAGACGCCGATCTTGTCGATGATCTTCTGCGCCATCACGTCCGAACTGGTGATCCCGAACATGGCGAGCGCGTCACCTGCCATGTTGGGCAGATCCTGCGCGGCCTGCCGAATCAGCGGGTTCTGAATGTTCATGATCGCCTGATTGACCTTCGGGCCAAGTTCGACCAGCACGCGGCCTGCGAGGCTGGTCAGCGCGGTGTGCAGCGCGTCGCGGGCCTGGGTCTCGATCGCGATGACGGACGCATTCTGGTCCAGCCCCATCTTCTTGTTGAACGTCACGATGCCAAAGCCGACAAGAGCCATGGTGATGGCGATGCCGAACAGCGCAACGCCGTTCAGCCATGCCGGCGTCTCGGTCGCCGATGTCGACGGCACCACGACAGTCGTCGGGTTCGCGGACGGGGGCACAGTGACCGTTGACGTGGGTGTGACCGTGCCGGTCGATGTGGTCGTGGCTGCCGGCGATGGATTGGAGATGACGAGCGGGGCCTGTGGCGCGGCGGTCTGCGCTTCGGCCGACGAGATGGGCAGGAACGAAGCCAGCAGTTTGCTATCAGACCCGGCGAACGCGGGAGCGGAGACGATACACAGCATCGCTGCGGCGGTGATCAGGCGACGGAACATGGGCGTAATCCTTTGTTGAACGTGTGAGCCTACAAGACGAGAGCAACCGTCCCGAGCAAAAGCGACGGAACGCCGACGAGAAAGCAGGATTCGACGGAAGGTGCGCCGATCAGGCCAAGCCCGATCTTGTCCAGCGACCCCCAAACCCATGCGAACCCGAGACCACCGGCCGCGCCGCATGCAACTTTGAGGATAGCGATCAGCGTCATGCGCTATACTTCGGCTGTCTGGAACTTGTCTGTCAATGCCTTTTCAAGCGCAGCGAACGTCTTGGGGCCGGCGATGCCGTCCACGTCAAGCGCGGCGTGCTCTTGGAATTCTCGCACCGCAGCCTCGGTCCACTTGCCGTAGGATCCGTCCACAACGATATCGGCGCCCAGCTTCACCAGCGCGCGCTGCACCCACGCCGCATCGTGCTGAATGCCGCCGATACCGACCGGCGTCGGCGTCTTGGCGGCGGGCCGGGGCGCTGCGTCAACAGCCATGCCGGTGAGCGCGAGGTCGGGCGCGATCTTGGCCATGGCCCGCATCAGCGGGGCCGCGCCGATCTGCCTATCAATGTAGCGGTCGTCCCATCGCCCATCGGCCACGTACTTCCCCGGTGCGGCGCTCGGCGGCCCGTACTGATTCGTTCCGGCCCAGAGGTAGCCCGTATTGACGCCGTGGTTGCGCGGCCCGAACCCGTTCCAGAGTTCGGCCTGATATAGCGCCCGCTCGATCGACCATCCGCCGGGCTGGTCCGCGACCTTTTCCAGCCCCAAGAGGTGCATCGCATCAACCGCGCCGTCATGCCATGCCGTGGCGCCTTCCCACGGTCCCCGTCCCTTCGGCACGATGGTCGTGACCTTGTCCAGCGCCTGCCCGTTGCCGAGGTAGGTATCGAACCGCGCGTTGCTCTCGCGATTGTGGATCACGGCGATCCAGATCACCGGGACGCGCGTCGCGTTCGACACGGTCTCATAGCGGTCGCGGTAGCCGATCAGCTTCGCGGCCTCGCGCTCGATCTCCACGGTGCGCGTGAACACCATCGACGCCCACAGCGCGGCATAATCGGCTTTCAACGTCTCGAAGGGATGGCGCATGGCTCAGTTCGTCAGTTTGATGAAGCAGTTCGCGATGATGGTCGGCTGCACGGTCGCGATAGGAGTGCTCGTGCCTCCCTGCGCGATGCCGATAAAGTTTGGCGCCAGCAAGTTGCCTGTGAATACGGGGGTAGATGCTGACGCTGTGATTGTGCCTTGAAGAAGCGCACCGCCGCCGCCAGTGAGGTTGGCACCGCCACCGGAAGACGAATTAACGACATTGGTCGCCGCCGCACTGAGCGTTATTGTTGGGGCGCTTATAGTTCCGGCCGGAGTGAAAGACTGAACATTTCCAGTGGGCGTATAGGGAGGGAGATTTGCGGTGCCGATTGTCTGATGGTCAACTCCACCGAACGCGCCTAGGCCAGTTCCGGACGCTTGGAGGTAAGTGTTAGTCAACAAGTTGCGATTCGACCCTCCCATATTGCCGCGCCCAGCCATCACGACGCTGCGGCAGTCGGGAAGACCGAATGTGGTCGACCCGTCGCCGTTCCCGTTCGGAAATACTGTTACGGTACTCGTTCCGGATGATGTCGCGTTGGCGTTCAGCGTGATTTGCGTTCCGCTGTCGACCGTGAGGATCAGGGTTCCGCCCGGGATGCCCGTCCCCTCCACCGGCTGGTTACCTCGAAACTGTGACGTATCGCTCAAGCTCGTTATGATCGGGCTACCAGACGTTCGCACCCCACTCTGCGCCAATGTGGTCGCGGAGAGCAGCGTTGCAAAGGTCGCGCGCGAGACGTTCTGCCCGTATGACAGTGCCCATCCGCTCGGTGCCGTGAACGCAAAACCATAGGCAGCGAAGCCCGCTGGAAATGATGGGTTGACGAGCGCCTGTCCCGACGTCGGGGTATAAGACACGATGCGCCAGTTTCCCGAGCCGAGGTATGCCGCAACGGCTTGATCTCCCGCCGCCACCGTGATCGTGGCCGCACCGGGAATGATCAGGCTCGTCCCGTTATAAGTGACCTGGGGCGTTCCGGTGAAGTTCAGATATTTGATCTGGCCCGCGACACAGGACGAACCGAACGCCGTAATCGTCGTGTTGCCCGATATCGTGACGTAGCCCTGCGGCACGGAGCACAGATCCGTCGTGCCCGCCGCCGTCACCGAGTTCGTACCGCCGCCGATCGGCGGGGTCCAAACGTGGTTCGTGTTGTCCATCGTGCCGAGCGTGAGCCACGACGTGCCGTCGTAGTTTTTGAGCACGTAGGGCGTGGTCGATGTGTCGAGCCAGAACTGTCCCGCGAGCGATAGACCGCTGCAGTCCGTCGCCGGGGCCGATGACCCCGAATTACTGGAGATCAGCGCCTTGATGCCGGCGTTGATGTCGGTGACGAGCGTGAGGCCCGACACCGTGCCCGTGGTCGGCATGCAACCCGAGCCCTGCGACGCAAGCGCGGCAGACGCACCAAGCATAACGGATAGAAGAACTGCAGCGGAGACCAGTGTGCGGCGAATCATGTTCGTCCCTCGTTATCTGAAATCATTGCTGCCCATCGTGATCGTCGGGGCGATTGATGCCGAAGCAAAAAACCCATAGAGGGAGTTTCCTTGCGTCCTGCATCCGTCAACAAAGCACCGCGCCGCCGCGAGCATACCGGGAAAATCGAATAGTATAATCCCGCCGCTTTGGTTGCTGTCGGCGCGGTGGCCGATGATATCGCAGTCCGACCCAACCTGAGCGAGTCCGGGGCCGAAATTACGTGCCGTATAGTTGTTCTTGAGCGCGCTGGACACGGCCCAGCACTCGATCCCGGACACGCGCGTGTTGTTGTAGTCGGTGCCGACCCCGTCAGTGCAAATGTTGCTCTCGATCAGATTGTTGGTGCACTGGACATTGGCGTCAAAGCATATGCCAGCTCCGTATTTTGAGCCGATCACCTGATTGCGTGATACGAAACTGTCTCTCACCATCAGGGTAATCGGTGTCCCGGACAGGAAATTGTCGCAAATGAAGGCCCGATAGTTCGCGCTTTCCGGGTGAGCGCGACTGTCACCATGAAGCATGATGCCGATATTGGTGGATGCTCCGGTCGGAACGTCGCGCGTTATGTTGTTGCCCTGGATGCGCAGATTGCGCGTGATCAGGTTGTTCGACACGATGCCGTAGCGACCACAGTGGATAATATCCAGATTGAACGCAGCACTCGCATTCCCGGCGATGAAAACTGCGCCGCTGCCGCCCGTGTTTCCATCATCGTCGACGGGATCGAATGCGCCCATGTCAAGCGTCATATTGGAAACCTGAAAGCCGTCGCATGGAGGCGGCGCGGTGGACTTCGGGCTACCCCCGTCGATCAGGTAGTCCTGCATCATCGACGTCAGCCGGATGATTGTGCCCTTGCGCGAGCCGCGCAGATGCACGCCAGGCGCGCCGATGATCTTGCCGGTCACGCTGTAGACACCAGCCGGGCAGAGCACGTCGCCGCCGGTCGGCGCGGCGAGCGCGATAGCCGCATTGATCGAAGCTGTGTCGGCGTTGCTCGGCGACCAGAATGGAGGATTGATAGATGCGCGTGCGATAGCGGGCATGGCGATCAGAGTGGCAGAAGCAAGCGATGAGCGAAGTAGCTGGCGACGGGAAATCATTTTTTAATCCTGTGCAGTTCGTAATCCGTGAAACCATCGGCCGCAGTCGGAACTGCGCCGAGCGTGTTATCCCATTTTGCGATGTAGTCGCCTCTCCCGTTGGACTGGTTTTCCATTTCGACAAGCGGTCGCCGCGCATTGAAGTCGACTTTTTTCCCGCTCTTGCCGAGGAATGACTCAATCTTTTGCTGCAGCGGCCCAGGCTCACCGATGGCACCGAGAGGCCAGAGCCAAAGAGAGAATGCAATTACAAACCTGATCATGGCGGCCTCTCTACGGTGAAATAAAGTTTGCAGCGAACGTGGTTACAACGGGAGCGGTCTGCCCATTGAATGTCAAAGTTCCTGTTCCATTGATGCGCCCCCACCCCTCAACGAAATCAGTGCTGCCGTTCATCTGAATGATTGCGCTTACAGACGATGTCCCAAAAGTGGCACCCGGGGCTTGCGTCGGGATGTAAGCAAACTGCGACCCGTTCTTGTAAATGTAGGCATAGCACCCTGAGATCGTTGTGCCGTCACATTCCACGTTGACCACAACGCGATAGCGGCCAGCCAGTAACGGCGTGAACCGAAAATTGGTGGCGTTGTCGTACCATCCGTTGCTGTCGTTCGTCTCTGTATTGAATTGAATCTTCGTCGGGGTTCCGTTCGTGATCGAGCCGGAAGATGCAGATAGATTTGCGGAGAAGTACGGCGATGAGCATGTTCCGGTCGTTGTGATCGTGACGCTGCCACAAATGACGCTCGTGACCGTGCCGGTGCCACCGACTGATGTCCATGTCGGGTTATTGCCAGCGCCCTGCGTCGTAAGGACGTTGCCGGCCACAGCCGTAGCGAGGCACGACCAAGTCGACGCGCCTCGGAAAATGATATCGCCCTGCGTCGAGCACAGCCCGCTATCCATCAGCGCGGTCAGTGTCGAGAACGTGTATGTCCCGGCGCCCGTGCGCGACATGATTCCGGTGGACGCAAACCCGCTGATATTGTCGACGGCAGTGCCGCTCGCTGACGATGCGTTCGTTCCGCCGTTCGCGACCGGGAGGGCATTCTTGACACCGTTGGTGAGGTCGACCTGATCCCACGCGGGGTTGTTCGTCGTGCCGGTGTTGGCGAGATATCGCGACGCCGTCGTATTTTTGTTCAGCGCCGACATGCCGCCAGATGACGACCCGTACATCAGATCGCCTTGAAGAATGGCAGGAAGCGTCAACGCTCCACCGGTAACGAACGCGCCGCCAGTGGTGACGTTTCCGCTGAGGTCTATTGTCCGATTGACATTGTTTCCCTTGAACGTAACCGACCTATTGGCACTTAACGTATCGCCTACGACAAAATCAAAATTAAACCCGCTATTGGCAAGGCTGACAGCCGCAAGAGATTGAAACGTTCCTCCTGTCACGATTGGCGCAGCGGCGCGCACGACTGCCCCTGTTCCAGTGTTCGCAGTCGCGGCAAGTCCATTGATCAGGAACGAGTTGCCGGAGCCCGCCGTGTCGTACGTTTTCCCGGTCATCGTGTCGGTCGTGGCACGCCCCATCAACGTGTCGGTCGTGGTCGGAAGCGTGATCGTGCCGGACCCGTTCTTGATCGTCGCGATGATCGGCTGATAGGTATGCGCCGACACGTCGAGGTTCGCGACGCTGACCCAGTTCGCGCCGTCATAGATTTTGACGATGCGTGGGTTAGCCGTCGTGTCGATCCAGCACTGATAAACGATCGGAGCGGATGCGACCGGGGCGGGAGCGGACGCGCCCGAGCTACAGCCGCCCAAGGTCAGAAACGCATTGTTGAGGAACGTCGCGAGGTTCGCCATCGTGAGCGGCGGGCCGGGCGTGACGAGCGATGTCTGGGTGGCTTGGGCAGTCGTGGCGCAAAGGACCGAAAGAGCGACGAGGATTCGGGCCAGAAATTGCGACATGACGTGCTCCGATGGGACTAGTATCCTTGAGCGGTGAGATTTACCCGTCTTTGAACGCCGACACCAGCATTGATTATCTGGACCGTGCATTGGGCCAGCGTCTCGCCCGTGATCGATGCCCGGTCGCCGGACTGCTCATCCAATATCGTGATTTGGATCAATGGCACCGTGGCGCCGTTCGGGCCGCCCGTGAACGGGGCCGGAGAGGCCGCGCCGTTCGGCTGGAACGTCACGGTGTTACCCGCCGCGAGCACGGTCAGGTTGGTGAACGTGTCGACTCGGTCCGGTACGTCCACCGTAAAGCTGAACTCCAGCGCGTAGGCGATGGTCTGCGGATCGATGGTCTGCAACTGCATACGGAAATCGAAAAACCGGCCGCGATAGACGCCGGGCGTGAACCGCTGCCACGCACTCCATGTCGTGTCGCGATAGAGATCAAACTGTTCGTAGAGATCGCCATCTGCGTAGAGATCGCCGACGAAGTCGCCGACCCTGATCTCCGGAAACACGTCGATGAAGCGCGTCGATGCAGAGCCGAGCACGTCGGGCATTCCGAGGAAGTCACCAACGCCCAAGATATCCTGACCGACAGGGACTCCAGTCGGGAGCCACTTCACCGACACCGCAGCGTTGACCGTGAACCCCGCATCGATCACATGCGTTGACGGAATTTCGTACGTGCCGTTCTGGTTTCCGCCCATCGTCAGAATATCGGTGATATTCAGGAAATCCGTCTGCGTCAGCACGTCACCCGAGCCGCCTGTGCGTATGGCGTTCAGCGAAACGTCGATGCCAGAGCCACCGGTGAACGATCCGCTCCAGCCCGTCGCCTTCTCGTCCCATATCGCCACCACGTTCTGCACCAGCATCGCGCCGGCTATCGTGACTGACTGCGGTACTTCGCTGTAAACGATGAGCCCGGCGGCCGGCTGGGACACGGCGGAAACCCAGTAGGTGCCGAGGCCCGGCACGACGAACGGCGGATGCGCCACGGTGCCAAGCGAGAGCGCCGAGTCCCACGCCGCGCCAAGCCTGATCTCATAGCGCACCTGACGGAAGTCCGTGACCTCGGTCCAATCCAGATTGGTGAAGCCGTCCACGAACACCGTGCGCAGATCGGTGACGTTCGGAAGCGGCGATGCCAGCGCCGTGCCCTGGATGACATAGGTGTACGGATTGAGGTCGGCGAGTTGAGGCGCCCCACCGCCCCAGATGTTGAAGCTCTGAAACTTGAGATAGATCGTAGACCCAATGCGGGTCTGATCGAACGGCACCTTGAACACGGAATTGTCAAGCCGCAGGAACTGCGTCCCGATGGCGTGCCCACCGATCGGCGTATCGAATGCCCCCCTCACCAAATAGGTGAGGCTGTAAGCATTAGGGCCGGTCAGCGTCGCTGTCTGATACGCGATCACCTCTCCGTCGACATAACTCATGGTATTGAGCGACGTGGCGTCAAGCTGCGTGCCGGATGAAAGCGTTCCGCCCGATGCGGACAGATCAACCTTCAATACATTCGCCGCGTCGATGGTCTGTCCAGTCGGATTGATCGCAACGTTGAGCAGCAATGACGTGAGCGCCCCCGCGCGCGCCGGACCGAGCACGCGGCCGACCCGCTGGTAGTTAATGTTGTCGTACGACGCGAATATGTCGGCGCCGCCCCATAGCGTCTTGTCCTGGCCCGAGATGCCGCCCCAGATTTGCAGTCCGCCGCCGAGCGCGTCGGTCGGCTCGAAGATGATAGGATCATTGATGCCGCCCGGGTCGGCGTTGAGGTTCGGCACGTATCCCGATGAAGCCTGATGCCCGTAAAGCGGGGGCTGTGCCGTCCCCGGCCATTCCTCTGCCGTGAAGATTAGCGTCCTGTCCGGCGCCTCCTGAATTTCCGTGATGCGCACCAATTGCCGCACGATGTTGCGGCTCGGATCGGTCACCGTGACAAGGTCGGTGCAGTCCAGCAGAATGAACCGCCGCCCTGCGGTCCACTGATACGTGCGTGCGATGCGCTCGCGAATCAGCCGGAGCGACGCCGCCATGCCAGCCGCGTTCGCATCACAGAAGAAATGCAACGATTTGCTTGACGACGGCCGCTCACGAAACGCGATGATCGCAGCCTCGTCCTTGCGCTCTATCGCGACCGGATTGTAGGAGTTCGTGCGGTCGAGATATTCGACCTTCACGTTGTTGATCATGTCGACCTGTGGCGTACGCGACACCACAAGCGGGACCGTTCCGCTTCCTTTCGTGCCCATCGACCCTTGATTGGGCAGGAAATCATTCACCGTAAAATCGTAGATCGGCGTCAGGTTTGGGTCATAGCGATAACCGTTTCCGGAAATGACGCCAGCGGCGCGCGGTACGATCTTCAAAAGCCCGGACGACCATCGCGCATCGCAGTTCGTGTATTCGATCATGTCGCGCGCGATCGATGCCGCGTCGGTCTGGCTGTTCAGGATCGGAGAGACCACCATGCCGGCGGCGCGCGAGTAGTTTGACCAGTCCGTTTGATCGGCCCAGCGGGAAGCCGGAAAGCCAACACCGAAATACGCCGAGATGAAAAGGTCGGCCACGGCTTGCGACACATCGCCATCCGGAAGACCGGCGATCACGTTGGCGTTGACCGCAATGACTTCGAAACTCAGATTGGGCAACTGGTCCGTGTTGCCCATCTCGAATGGCCCCGCCGCCGCGTAGGCGATGCCGCGATACGCGCGCGCGTCGGCGGGATGTGCCGCCACGACGTAGCCCCATGCGGTCTGTGTTGTCGTGCCCACGAACGCCACGAGATTGAGATCGCCGAGCGTCTGGTTCGTCTTGTTGTTCCAGACCGACAGGATGCCCGAGACCGGTCCCTCGCATAGCGCCATGATGAACGCCGCGCTGTAAGTATAGGTGACGTTACTCGACGTCGCGCCTTTGCCGCCGCCGCCACCACCCACGCTACCCTTGCCGGATCCGCTGGGGCTATTGTCCTGCGATGTCGCCTTGAAATCGTTGTAATAGATCAGGTTGCCGGCGAACCGCTGCTGTCCCGCCAGCAGCAACGGGATAGGAATACCCTGAACCGCATTCTGGATGCGCAATCCGGGCGACGGGACCGGCGCGGTATTGTTGACCTGAGAATCGGGACTGAAAATCCATGACATCGGGTCACCACCGCGTGAAGAATTTGACCTCGCGTGGTTTCCCTGACTTGTAGTGCGTCATCAGGGACGCATCGGTTCCCTTGGCTTCTAGCACAAGTCCGGCCGGTTTATAGGCGTGAATGATGGCGGGCCAGCCCGGGGCCACGATGATGGCGCCGTGCGCGAAGCATTTGCCGATCTTCCAGAGCGCGACATCGCCCGGCTTGGGGTCGTCCGTCGCCTTGGCGTGCTGGAGCACGCGCTCCATGTAAAGCTCGGCGTCCTGATGCATGAACCATTGCGGCGAGTAGTTCGGGATGTCGACCGGAGCGACGAGGCCGCAGTTTTCAAAAACGGCCGCGAGCAGTGTCGCACAATCTATCCCCACACCTTTGAGCCGAGCTTGATGATGATACGGACACCCAACCCAACTCCGCGCCTCGGCGACCACGGTGGCGCGCTCGGCTTGCTCTTTGGCGTCCATCAACCGCCCCCGCGCTAGGATATCCCTCCTATGGCACGGTGCGCGACGATTGGCTATCGTCAGACCGGCAGGGTGCCGCCACAGGAGGCGAGAATGATCGACTACGCGAAAGTAAAATCCGGCGACAAGCTTAAGATCACCGGCATGGGTGCACCTGGGTTTGCAAAGCTCGGCGACGTGGTGACCGTCGAAGCCTGCACCGCAGACAATCATGGGCGCTGCGATGTCGTTCATGACGTGACCGGCGAGAAAGCCTATTTCGCCCTGACGTGCGGAGCGCAGCGGCTGGAACCGGCCGCCTAACCACCGGGCCAGGAGAGGACAGATGCAGTTTGCCGCCGACATTCTTAGAGGACTAAGCGCCTACGTACTGATCGCAGCGAGCGCGGGCGGAATAGCATGGGTATGCATCCCTGGATTCGGAGGCCCGCTCTCGTATGAGATCAAACTGCGCGCCCTCACGGCGGTCGTGGGAGGTGGCATATTATTCGCCGCAATCGTATTCGGAGCGATGGTGATCGCCGTCAATTGGCGCGCATAGGGGCCGTCAACGCGGCACAGGAGAGAGACGATGGAATGTCACGGGCTCGACAACGAGCGGCAGGTGTTCTTCTACGAGCAGGACTTCTATGTCCTGTCGAACTTCTCGGCATTCACCCTGCAGTGGCCTGTGGACCACAAAAAGGCGCTGCGCTTCGACACATCAGAGGCGGCCTACCATTGGTGCAAATTCATGCCCGACAGCCCCGGCGTCGCGGCATTGATCCGCGAGGCGCCTTCGGCACATGAGGCATTCAAGATCGCGGAGAAGTATCGGTCAGCCAGACGGGCTGATTGGGATGACGTGAAAGTCAATGTGATGCGCAACATTCTCCGCGCCAAGGCCGATCAGCACGAATACGTGCGGCGGAAGCTGCTGGCGACCGGCGAACGCACATTGATCGAGAACAGTTGGCGGGACGATTTCTGGGGTTGGGGCTCAGACCGCATCGGCCAGAATATGCTCGGCAAGCTCTGGATGGAAGTCCGAGCAGAGTTACAGGCGAACGCCAAGGCGGCGTAGCAATAACCGGAGATGAACGCTATGGCGATGCAAGCCACCTCCCAAGACGAGAAGATCAGCGAGCTTTGGGACAAATCGTTGAAGTCGGCTCAGGCACGCCGCGTCGCAATGCCATCTCTAAACGCAACGCTTGCCGTCCTTTGGGAAGCCTATCAGCGGCTTCGGGAAATGGGCTTCAACGACGGTATCTATTGCCCGAAGGACGGCAGTGAATTTGAGGTCGTCCAGATTGGATCAACCGGTATTTTCAAATGCACCTATTCTGGCGAGTGGCCCGATGGGCACGCGATGGTGCAGGACGGGCACGATATCTACCCGCAACACCCCGGCGGTCTGCTTTGGCGAAAACCGAAAGGACAGGAACGATGACAGCCTTCGCGACCAATGCGCTTTCTCCCGCCGCTGTTGAAATGCTCGGCCAGCTATACGTCAGCGGACCAACCTGGGACGGCAACGTTTGTAGCAAGAATGGTCGCGGAGAACTGTGCCGCGCCGGGCTTGCGTGGCACGAGCACGGCTACGCCTCACTCACGCCTGAGGGTGTGCGCTTAGCGGCAGAATGGAGCATCAAGGATTTGATGCGCCGCCACGATGATCGGTGGCTCAAGAAACGGCGCGAGTCCTGATCTGCCGCAATAATGGGGAATACACGCGCCATGACGATTGAAGCAGGTGTCTGCTACCGCGAAGGTCCGATCACAGATGCGGACTACGATGAAGCTATCGCCGACCTACAGAACGCCAAACGGCAAGCCGAGTGCCGGCATATCTGCTGTTCGGTCTGCGAGGACTCCGGCCACACCGCCGAGTTTTGCCACCACAATCCGCTGATCCTAGCGCGGCGTTGGGCGGCGGCGACCAAAATCTGGTGCTGCTATCACTGCGGCTTTGTCGCGACGAACGACGAAGAGGCGCGTGACCACTTCGGAAAGGACGATCTTGAGCCCGCCAAGTGTCAGCGTGGCGAGGAAGACGAGCCTCGACATGAACCGGATGCCTTCTACATCGATGGACACTGACGCGTTGATGCGTCGTCACCACCACAGGAGAGAACGATGGGAAAGCGAGTGATATTCGAGTTGTCGATGCCGTCGAACAATTCATGGGACGGCAAATGGAGCGGAGCAGGCAACACCTACACGGTGGCCAAGACACTCCCAGCCGCGAAGGCTGAGGCGTTGAAGCCCAGGTACACATACAGCTTCGGCGACGGCTGGGTTGCTGCCGTGCGCGTCCGAGAGGCGTCACCGCGCGAGAAGGCCACCAACCGTTTCTGCGGATATGAATGGATGATCGACAGCATCCTCAAGCGCGATGCGATCACGGCGGACTGAGCCGCAATATACAGGAGTCAACAATGCACATCAGGCTTTGGCACTCGCCCTACAATGGCGGATGGATTTGGTTCAGCCGTGCGAATCTACGGCGATGCCAGATCGGATGGCGTCATGAAAATTACTCGCTCTGGTGGGCAATTTTCGGCTTCAGCGGCGGTTTCAAAATTCAGTCGTGGCCGTGGCAGCGAAGCCCAGCGGCGCGTTGAGAGGCAGGAAGCGGGCCATGAATATTATGGATTTGCCGATCGGCGGCTATGGCATGGGTGCCGGCGGGACACGTTACAAGGTGATTCGCGATGAAGAAAAGCGCGTGCCTCGGCTCGGGCGCGTCACCGTTCGTACTGCCGAGGATCAGGTCGGCAACGAACATAAGTTCATTCGCGGCATCGAAGTCGAGCCGTGTTGATAAGCGATGACCGGGGCAATATGACCGACATTCAGTTCTTCGTTTTAATGGCCACGATTACGATATGGGGTGCGCTCATCTTGTGGCGCATGCCGCCACGGTGATGGGCAAGCAGCCGGCTAGATCGCAGTCTCTGGAGTAGGTACGAATTCGAACCCGCCGAAGTTCAGTGAGTTTCCGAACGCGCCACATGTGGCGAAGCTCTTATCGCATCCCGGATATATCGTGAACGAATCCCCCACGCCGGGATCGAATGGCAGCGGATTGACCAACGTAAGTTGGAAGTTGCCGTCCCAGTCAGAAATGGTGCGTGCGAATGAGTCGTTTTTCCCCGACGTCATCACGAGCCGACCGAGCTTGTATGTCCCGGAGCCGCCGGGTGGGAACAGGCTCGTAGCAATGATCTGGTTTTTGGTCGACCCGGCCGAGATGAACCGGGACGTCACCGCGAACGTAGCCGGGTTTAACGTACATCCGACATCAAACAGGGTATGCCGGCACGCGGCTTGGAATACGTGAGGCGGGGACTGCGCCGTGAGCAGCGTGCGATAGTCCCGGATCGTCACGGCTGCGATCATGTGCGTCGTGTCCACCTCTGCCACCACTCCGGCAAAGATCACCAGCGACGTTCCCACCATCGGCGCCGCGCCCCCAGCGGGGAGAGGATAGGTCGGCACCGTGGCGAAGTATGCCCGGCCGATCTCGACCTCGGCGTAGTCCAGTGCGCCGCTCTCGACCGCCTCAAGCCACGGCACGTTGCCTATCTTGTCGGGGAACGCCGCGCCTGTGACCTGATCGAACGGACGTGGCACGAAAATCACCTGCCACGTGTCGACGTCAAGACCGGTCTTCCAGTGCGCCTGCCCGGTCGTGCCGTCCTTCGAGATGCGAACGCCGTTCGAGTACCACGTGTGAAACCCGTCCGTGATGTTGAAGTTCGCCGTCGTGTAGCGCAGCGTGAGCGCGCCGCCAGCGAGATTGATCGTGTAAACGTCGAAATCAACGTAATCGCCCGTATTGATCAGCGCGACGAGTGCGGCGGGCGCGGACTTCATGTTGGCTAAAACCCGATCTGGGTCGTGAACGATATTTTTTGCAAGTCGAATAGGTTGTACGTGATCTGCGTGAACGCCATTTCGTCCTTATCAAAATAACACAAAAATGCGTAGGTCCCCGTCCAGAGCAGTTGCGCGCCGTTCGCTGGCGGCGCGCTGAACGTGATGATCCCCGTCGCGCCGAGCGCATAGGCGCCGGTCGGCGTGCCCGCGACTTTGACGTTGGTGATCGTGACCGGCGCGTAGACCGGCTCGGTGAACGTGCCCCCGCCCGGCGGGCCGGTACGGACCAACTGAAACGCCGTCGTGACGCCGTCGCCCGTGCCGAACGGCTGGTCCGTGACGGCGCTGTCCATCGGGTCTACGTACTTGAACAGGTTGTTCGCGCCTTGCAGCGAGTTGAAGAACGAGGCGAGTTGCTGCCACTCGGGGAGCGCCGTGCTCGACCGCAGCACACTGAACTGCAGTTCGTAGTTCCACTTCGGAACCGACCGCGTTGGATACGTCGTGTCGATCCCGGAGAAGCTTTCCTCCCGATCGGTGCGCCACATCGGCTTGCGGGCTACCGGGTAGGCGAGGCCGGGCAGCGTGGGGAATGTCGGGACAGTCATCGGCGCACCCCGTTAGGATAACGTACCTAATGACATAAAGACGGCGGATTGGCTATCGTCAGCACATGAGCGCATCCAAATACGTCCTCACGGCGCTTGGCGCGGCCATCGCCCTCTACGTGGTGATCTTCGTCGCGCTCGGCGTTGCCTTCGAACCCACATGCACCACGCTGGAACGCCATTGGTGGGGCGCTCTCGTGCGATGCAGCATAACGGTGCCGCTGCGATGAAACAGGAAAAGTATATCAATGCCGGTGCACGGATCTCAAAATGCGGCATCTACCGCTATTTGCTCTGGCGCGAATGGTGCGGCACGCACGACCCGAAGAATTGGCGCTGGCTAGGTGCGAAGGACGGGGCCGGCGCAGAATTGGGCTACCCGAAAAGCTGTCTGTTCGTGATGCTCAATCCTTCGACGGCTGACGGCGAGAAGGATGACGCTACGATTCTGCGATGCGTTGGGTTCGCCAAGGCTTGGCGATTCGAGCGGCTGGAAGTCGTCAACCTGTTCGCCTACCGCGCGACCAAGCCTCGTGACGTGATAGCGCGGCAAAACGCACGCGGCGACATCATCGGGGTTCACAATTCAGAGACTATGGATGAGGCCGCCCGCGACGCTGGCTTGATCGTTTGCGGCTGGGGAGCCAATGCAACGGCTCTGGACCCAACTCACGATCACGTCGAAACCGTGCGCGGGTGGCTGCGCGACAAGCCGATGTATGCGCTGGGCTTCACAGCAGACGGCCAGCCGCGCCATCCTCTGTATGCGCCCGCCAACTCGGAATTGATCAGGATGCCCGATTGACGCGCGCGTCTAGCTAGAAATTTCCCCGGCTCGACGGGTTGTTCCGCTGATATCCCGCCACCGCTCCGGTCAGTGCCGCGGCGTTGTCCTTGGCCCACGCAGCCACAGAGCGGGCGTCCATCGCGTGAATCGTCACATAGGTAGGTGACCCGCCCCCGCCGCTCCGGAGCGCATCAGCGGGGCCGGCAGGCACGATCATTTCGCCCTTGTGGACCTGGGCGATCATGTCGCTGGGCAGTTCCCACGCACCGACCGCGAATGAGGCAATCCCGGCCTGGGCGTCGACCACGGCCTCAGACGCCGCCGCCGGCCCGGCCGCCGCTGGCCCCATGATCGGGGACAGGAACCCGAACACGCCCGCGAAGGTCTGCGCGCCGGACTGGAAGATGCTGTCGATCACCGACGCCTTCTTGACCGCCGCAGCGCCTGCCGCCTCGGCCGTGGCCACCCCGAGCCGCGTCGTGGCGCCGGACGCCGCCGCCGCGCTCTCCGCAGCCTCGCCCGCGACGTAGACCAGCACCTTTTTCTCAGCCCACTTGATGAACTCGATCGCGAGCTGCGCCAGGATGTTCTTGAACGCCTGCGCCCACGACGTCGTCTTGGACAGCAGCCCCTGCAACTGGCTGTCCCATGCGTTCTGGACCGTCCCGAGGAACTGCATGTACTGCTGCTGGAGCGCGAGGATTTCCTGACCCTGCAACAGCTTCATCTCGGTCGCGTGCTTCTGCGCCAGCTTTTCGATCTCGGCGTTGATCTTCGCCGCTTCCAAGCTCTTCTTTGGATACAGCGCCAGTTCGTCGTTTAGAAGATCTACATTGTGTTCGTAAATCTTATCGGCGGCGCCAGCCTCGGCGACGATACGCTGTGCCGCCGTGATGCGCTCAAGGCTAACTTGTGTGTTCAGGAAGTTTTTCGTCTGCGTTAGTTGTTCCGCGAGTCCTGCGCGCTGGGCTTCGAGTGCTTCTTTTTGCATGTCGGCGTCAAGCTTCGCCGATAGGTTCATCGCCGCCGCGTCACGCTTGGGAGCGGCGTGGTCGTCATGCGCATCGCCATGCGCCGCAGCGCTCGACGATATCGCGGCCTGCTGGTCGAAGAACGCCTTGATCGTTTTGGTCGCGTTCTGGAGCGTCTCGGTGATCCTTGCCGTCTTGGCCTTCGTGTCGACGTCGATCTTGTCCAGTTCTGTCATCATCGCGTCCCGGATGTCGGGACTGAACATCTTGACGCCGAACTGGCTCCAATACTCCATACGGACGATAAACTTTTCGATCTCCGCAGAGATTTTCTCGAAGACCTGAACAAACCCGATCGCGAACAGACTGAGCTTGTCGGTTACGACTTGGAGCGCATTGTTTATCCGCGCCGCATCGATCGACTGCACGAAGCCACGCACAGCGTCCGCCGC